GTGTCCTCACGGTTGTTGACGAAGGAGACGATGGGATAGTTTCCTCGATCAACAATAGCGATCGCGGTCGTGGTGGTGCCAAAATCTACTCCAAGTCTCATGACCCTAACACTAGCGCGCATTGTCGGCGCATCCTAGGACGTCTCGCCGGTGCTTCGCACGTTTTTCAGTAAGGTTCGGTGTGCGAGTGTGACGCAGAGCCATGCGATCAGGAAATATGCGATTCCTGCAATGGCGTCCACCACATAGTGGTTGCCCGTTGCGACAATTGTCACGATGGTCAGAGTTGGGGGGGGGGGGTTTAGTCTGTTTTTCTTAGGTAGGATTTTCTATGTGAAAACAACAGCAAACAATGTTAAAGATATAAAATTAGGAGCATTATCTATACCTCTAACATTATAATTATGTTTGATTCTCCAGCCAAGCAGAAAGCTGTTTTAAAAACATATCAATAAACCTTATTATAGGTTGAATTCTTATTGTATTACTCACGAAAGGATGTGAAAAATATATGCTAGGTGAATTATCCTCTGTATACGAAAGTAACGGTGACTGGGGTGCTATTTCCAGCGGTGTAGATGACTACGGTGGGAAAAGTTACGGTGCTTATCAATTAGCTTCCAATCCCGGTACGGTTCAACGATATATCAATTGGCTTCGTAAAGAAGGTTATTGGTTTGCTGATAACTTAGATCAATATGAAATCGGTTCTGCTGAATTCGATGGTGCTTGGTCTTGGTTAGCTGATCCTGCAAATGGTAACTTGGATGACTTTGCTAAATCTCAACATGACTTTATCAAATATTCCCACTATGATCCAGCTGTAGAAGATCTTGCTGCTAATGGTTTCCATATCGAAAACCACTCCGAAGTTATGAAGGACGTTGTTTGGTCTCGTGCTGTACAATACGGTCCTGGTCTGATCGTTGAAATGTTTGAAGATGCTGTACAAGCTGTAGGTTATCCTTACTTGTCTTATGTAGATGCAGAATCTTTTGATGAACGAATGATCCGTGCTATTTACTTAGACGTATGTAGTTCTTATGAATGGAATTCTGGTCCATCTCGCCAATCATTATTAAATCGCTTCCAAAGCGAATGTAATGATGCATTAGCTCGTCTTTAATTTTTATTTGGAGGAGAGATAAATGGGCGAATTCAAGAATACTTCTACTAGTAGTTTGGTAACTAACAACGTAATTCGGAATAATACCAATACATCTCTACGCCAATCTATTATCGGTAACACTACTAATTCTATGATTAATAGGGTTACCGATAATCCTTATACTTTCTTTACTGATCAGTCTATGACAACTGTTACGTTCTATAATATAAACAAACAGTTTACTACATTAGATGAACGGTTGGAAAATACATATAATACGATTGGTGATGCCTCTGGCTTAAGATTTGATAAAATCAATGGTGTTGTTCTATATGGTATGGGTAAAATCGAATTAAATATCGATGTTGGTGAATTCGGAACAGAGGCTGACCCTATTGAAGGTGAAGCTGTTCTCCCTCCGAATACTTTTATTCCTTATCAAGAATCGTTCTTTACTATCGACCACTTAATGACTAAGAAAACATTGTGGTTCAGAGTGGTAAAGGTAAATATAGATACATTACCAAACGGTAATAATTACTACAAAATCGAATATAAACTCGAAACTATTGGCGATAATATTATGCCTCAAGTTATTCGAGAATATATGTATAATGCAGATGCTGTAGGTCTTGGTGCTACTGGTTCTTCTGGTGGTATTGATGATGCTACTGGTATGAATCCGAATGTTGTAGTGGATTCTACTTTGTATAATCTATCTAATCAATATTCTGAACTTATTGGTATGCTACAAAAGTTCTATTACGAGATGTTCTTCCAAGAATCTACTCAAACATTTGTGTTTAAATATGGTATGTATGGTACGTTTTTCTACGATCCGTACTTGATAAATTTTGCAATTCGAAATAAATTGCTAAATTACAATGGATATCGTTATATCAACGTACAACAACCAGCAGTAGAACCTCTTTATATGAATATGGACTACGAGCATACAATATTCCGTAAGTTTGAAGATCCTAAGGCTAAGCTTTGCTTCACTAAAGCTTATGGTATATTAGTACAAGATCCTATGTCTTTATTATCCCAACGTATTGAACCATATTACCAAGTCACTGTACGAGATGATGATGGTTACTATATGGGTGGTCCTTATTTAGAACCATTGGATTACTTCGATACAGATTTGATGAATCTTATTCCTGGTATGAATCCATTGGAAGGTAATAAAGATCCTAATAAGTGTGAATGTGATTGTATGAAGATTATCAATAATCTTGATAAAGAAAATGCTTACTATAAACTCATTTATACTTATCTCAATGGCGGGATTATTACACCAGAGATGATAGAATCTATACGGTATATTTGCTTCAATCCTTGTAAAGAGCTATACTACACTATCCCTATTTTAATCTATATAGTTAGATACACTTTAAGTAATTTGGCCGCTATGATTTCTGCTCAAGAAGCTGAAGCAGCGGCAGTTAATGGTTCTTCGAATGCAAATGGTACTACTTCTTTGCGTGCAAATACTGTCCAAAATTCTGCTACTGTAGCTAAGAACCGCATCAATAATGTTGTCGGTGCTGCTACTAAGGGCGTTAATGTATTTGGAAACTAGAAGAACTAGGAAAACATTTGAATAATTATTTAATGAAAGGGGAACCTTTAAAATGAAAGATATTCTTTCTGCTATTTTAGAAGATTCTCTAGATGAGATGGATAACTGTGATACTATCCAAGAGGCTGCAGAATCTGTAAGTTATTCTCCTCTTGATGTATTGATGGAAACTCCAGGCTCTTCTGAAATCATGGATGAATTATTCCCTAGTGGTCTACACAGAGAATATTCTAAATTATTGTAATTTTAAATGGAGGTAAACAATGCCTACAGAAACTACAGTTCTTCATTCTAGTGAAGAAACTAATCCTATCTTGGATAACTTAAAAGAAAAACTAAAAGCTGAATTAAAAGAGGCTGAAAAAGCATTAGTTGCTGCTAATGATAAAATTGCCGCTCTTGGTGAATCTCCATCTGAAGAAGACAAAGCTAAAGCTATTGATGAATTAACTAAAGCTAAAGCTAAAGTTGATGACTTGAAAGAAAAGCTAAAAGCTGCTGAAGGTACTCATGAAGATGGTGAAGTAACACCAAGTCCAGTAGTACCTGGTGCTGGTGTAGTTGAAAGTCCTACTACTGGTTCTGAAACACATCCAACCCAACCTAAAGAAGGTGAAGGTGGTAAACCTGAATCTCCTACTACTGGCGGTACAGAAACACAACCTGTTCCTCCAACACCTGCAGTTCCAGCTGGTAGTGAAGAAGGTCACGGCACAACAGAAACGCACGAAGGTACTCCAGCTGGCAGTGAAACACACACTGAAACTCCAGGTCCTGCTGATCATCTCGAAGATCATGCAGCTCATGCTGAAGAAGGTACTCATGAAGAAAAACATGAAGCTAAACCTTCTGCTGATGAAGCTGCATTGAAAGCGAAAGCTGAAGAAGCTAAAGCTAAAGTGGAAACTGCTAAAACTGACTTGGAAAAAGCTCAAGCTAAAGTGGAAGAACTTGCTAAAGATGAACATGCATCTGAAGCAGATAAAGCCGCTGCTGCTAAAGCATTGGTAGAGGCTAAAGCTAAAGTAGAAGAAACTACTAAAGAAGCAGCTAAAGCTGAAGCAGCTGCTAACCCAGCAAATAAACTTGGTGGTGTAGCTTTTGCTCTTGCATCCGGTGCTTACCGTATGCTTTAATTTTATTCTAGGAGATATTTCACATGCTAGAAAAGTTTAATGGATTCTTTAAGAATGGTCTACCTGGTATTTTAGAAAAGATTAAGAATCTTAAGAAACCTCTTATTCTTATATCTTGCTTCTATATCGGTTTACTATTAGTATTGATCCTTACTTGGTATGGAGCTTGGTGGTATATTTCTTTGAAACATGGAACTCCAGATTTATCTGCACTCTCTAATTTCATTGCTATTTGTATTGGTTCTTCCGCTATCGCTGCAGTAACATTCATTGCTGGTTTATTCATCGACTTAGATGGAGATGGTATTCCAGATGTTATTGAAAAAGGTTCTAATATTGTGAAGACTGGTAGAGATATTGCCTCTGGTGATCTCTCTGCTTTAAAAGACAATAAAGAACAACCTGTCGAAGAAGAAGAACCTACTGATACTGGTAAAAAGAAATTAAAGAAACCATTAAAAGAAGATTCTGGTATTCCAAAACAGTAAACAAATAGATTGGAGATAGTATTGGTGCTTACAGTACCAATACTTTTCTACCATTCTGGACATCCTTATAATTTAAAGGAGGTATTCGATATATGCGAATTTCTGATGATATTGAATCCATCATCGAAAGTGTAGAACCTACTATTGATCATATTATTGATCAAGAATTGGAATTCGACTCCGTAGTAGAAGCTGCTGCTTCTTTAGACGTAGTTGATCCTGTAGATATCGCTAATGATGATGAAATTAACGAAATTGTAAATACTGCTATCGGTGCTGGTTTGATTACTGACAACGATGTAGATGACATCGCTTCTGGTAAAATTTCTATTTCCGACGAAGTTGATGAAGAAGCTGAAAAAGCTGATAAAGAAATCGAAGAATATGCTGACGATGCAATTAGAGATGGTATTCTTGCTCGTGAAGAAGTAGAAGCTATCCTTAATGGCATTCCTGTAATGGAAGCATTGGATATTGATTTCGACGAAGAACAAGATTCTTTCGATGAAGAAGAATTGGTATGTATTGCTGGTGATGATGAATCCTTCAATGAATCTATCGCTGAAAAACTTGGTATTAAGAAACCAGCTGATGAAAAATCTCGTGCTAAAGCTCTTAATATTTTAAGTAAAAAAGTGATCGATGCAGTACGCACTGTATTTAAGAAAGAAAAAGGCGAAGTTGTACCTAAACTTACTAAAGAAGATGAACGTAGATTTATTAAAGATGGCAAATCTGTAAAGCTATGTGAATTCCATTTTAAAGAATTTGTTCAAAATCGTAAAGTTGGTGACCGAAGCAAAGGTTACGGTTTAGGTTATCAACCTGGTGCTGGTATCTATATGAGAGATAAAGATCTCGAAGATTTTAAAGTATTATTTGATTACGTTGGTGATAAATTAAAAGATGATGCTTTAAAATTTGGATGCCGTATTTACCATTCTCATATTAAAGATTTTAAAACTATGGTTGCTAAACGTAAAGTTCATAGTATTATGAGCTGGTACATTGAACCTCGTAAATACTTCTTCGAATCTGAAGAATCCGAATTGGATATGGCAAACGCTGCTTTGACTTTCGACACTGGTATTAACTTCAACGAATCTGAAGATGATATCGATGCTATCTTTAGTTTTGATGAAGAATCTACTCCTCAACCAACTCAATCTGGTAAAGAAGTAGCTTCTAAACCTCAAGCAGGTCAAACAGATAAAGCTCAAGCTGGTGAAACTAATCAAAAACCTCCTGTTCCTGGTACTCCAAAACAAGAGGAAGATGAAGATCTTGTAGATCGTGACGACAATGCTATTGATATGGAAGTTGATGATGCTCCTACATTCGAAGGAGATCGTAAAGCTTACCATGATGACGATGATTCTGATGATGAATTAGAAGAACGTATCACTATCGATTCTGATGATGACGATGATGATCATGAAGATGACCGTGATGATGAAGATCACGATGATGACGATGATCATGAAGACTCTGACGACGATGACGATGATTCTGATGATGACGATCATGACGATGATTCTGATGATGACGATCATGAAGATGACGATGATGATAAAGGAGTTTTCAAGATGGACGAATCCATGAAATTGAATTTCGTTGAACAAGCTCAAGAAGTTTGTCAAGAAATGGACTTAAATAAAGTTGATACTATGAATACTTTCGATGGTGCTGGTATCAATGCTGATGATGTTGAATTCGGTTACAAAGGTCCTCAAGTAGGTGCTGATGAAAAGAATTTCGACGATAGCTTCAAAAAAGAAGATACTGTTCCTGATACTATCTTCAAAGATTCCTTCTGGGACTATGACTTAGATCCTTCTATCGAAGATATGGAAATCGGTAAATAGTAATATTTCTTTAGGAGGATTATACTATGATTAAAACAGTAAATGTATATGCAGCTCAACCTGCATATATTGATGGTATTAATTTTAGCGGACCAGCTAATGGTATCGAATTAGATACTGATACTATCCGCAAATGCTTACAACAACGCATCCTAGTTCGAGAAGTTCTTGATGATGGTACAGTAGTCCAATTGGGCTTTGATAACTATGATAAAGACCTTGATGGGGATGACGATGTTTCTATTCTCGATGACGATGATAAAGAAGAACTTCCTAAGTTCAAAATTTACTCTGTAGGTCCTAATGGAGATAACTCTGCAGTAGAAGCTGAATCCAAATCTACTATCCAAAAGATTGTAGAAAGCAAAAAAGAAACAGCTCCTAAAGAAACTCCAGTTGTTACTGAAGTTAAAGACTTGGTAGAAGAACCTAAAGAAGAAAACTCTGTTAAAGTTATCGATGAATCTAAAAAGAAATTTACTCGTAAATAATTATTTCAGAGGCTAAATAATGAAAAAACCTGTAGTGTTTGTCATTAATGAAGCTGCAGAAAAAGTTGTTTCTTGTGAAACTGTAAATGTAGGAAGAAACGGTTTTGTTACTGCTGAAGGTGTTCTCCAAGTTGGTGAGAAAGAAAACCGTAACCGCCGTTTCTATTCTACTGAAGACTTGCATGGTGAAATCTATAGTGATCGTATTCGCGAATTGGTTACTACTGGTAACTTCAAAGGTGAAGCTGGTCATCCATTAGATTTGAATCTATCTCGTCAACAAAAAGTAGATGGTACTTTAGAACAAGTATGGTTTACTAAACTCTGGATGGAAGGACCTTTAGTAAAAGCACAATTCCGTGGTACTAATAATGAACTAGGTCGTAGCTTTAACGAAGACTTGAAAGATGGTCAATTACCATCCTTCTCTTTAAGATCTATCGGTTCCATTAAAAACAATGGTGGTCGTAATCAAGTTACTAACTTGCGTATTATTTGTTATGACCGTGTATACTTCCCATCCTATCCAGATGCTTATACAGATCACATTGTAACTGAATCTGCATTCATGGATGATCTTAAATTGACTAATATGAATGAAGACATGCAACGTAAAATTGTTGAGTCTGGTAACAGCTTAATGGTTGAATCTGCTGTCTCACCTATCATTAACGACGATGTGCGTAAAGTTATTATGAAAGAATCTTATAACTTAAACGCTATGTGTGAAGCTTTTGATCAAGAGTTCACCAATATTACTCGTAAGGGTAATAACCTTCAATTAGTAGACGAAAACTACAATGTTATCGTTGTACCTATTGAAGATTATGTTGGTGCTAAGATCGATAAGTTCTGTGATCGTTTCTAGAAAATATATAATTAGAGTACCCAATATTGGGTACTCTATATATTTTACTTACCACATAGAATTGAGGTGATAAAGATATGCCAATGATGAATGCTACTACAAATCTATTGAATAAAATAGAACGTCGTTTAGGTACTCGTGTACTTAACCTACCTGATGAGATGGGTAAAGATGTATGGATGGAAGAAGTAATTTCTAATGAAACATTGGATACATTCAGTCGTTACTTTCCATATAAGATGACATACTATTTAACTGGTGATAGACGTAAAGGTCCTTACTATCTTATTGATGAAGCAACGTGCTCATCTGTAAAGATTATTGGCTGTGGGGACATTGACTGGAGATTATTAAGCACTATGTATCCTTCCTTTGGGTTCGGTACTGGGTTCTTTAGTACATTCGATATGTTTACTACACAAATGAACGTAGAAGATATTATGATGAACCAAATGCTTACTAACCATGCTAGTATTTATAAAGCTGGTATCTATCCAGAATTCGAAGCTCCTAATAAAATTAGATTAGCTTCTCAGTTATCTAATAACCAATTAGAAACTCTTAAGTCTATTCCAATTAATCTATACGTCAAACATTCTAAGAACCTAATGACAATAGAACCATCTAAGATGGAAATATTCGAAAACTTAGCAACTTCTGATGTAGCTACATTTGTTTATAACAACTTGAAATACTTTACTAATGTAAGTACTTCTTATGCTACTACAGAATTACCATTGGATACTTTACAAGACTGGGCTAATAAGCGTGATGATATCGTTCAAAAACTTGAAGATAACTATGTATCTGCTGCTAATAGAAATCAACCACTTATTATCACAATCTAACATATAATTGAGACTCCTTGCCACGGGTTTCACTTCATAGTAAAGAAAAAATAAAAGAAGGATATGAGGTAGCCAATATTGGCTACCTCACTTTCTTTCCTTTAGAAACAACCATTGTAACCGCGAGCGGCTGCATATTGTTCTAGATCCATAACTACATCTTCTAAATCACTACGGATTTCGGAAGGGACCTTTTCCAAAAGTTTATAGTAATTTAGATTAACTAAATCACAGTCTAGTAATTTAACACCTTCGATGGGAACCTTAAATTCCTCATCGTATCGTTTTCCTATTAAAACTCCTGTTTGGAAGTCCACTGATTTGATTCCAAACCAACCAAAATCAGGATGTTCCCACTCTGGGGATCTCAAATATTTCTTCACTTCATAGTAATTGGATGCTGTTAATTGTACTGCTTTTAAATTCATTTTATTTCTCCTTGTTTAAATTATTTTTTAGTAAGCATAACGTTCGTTTAAACGACAGATATTGATATCCCAATCATTGAATCGGGTAATCAATTTATTATTCAAAACTTTAGAAAGGTTGATTCTTAGATCAGCTTTCTTTGCTAACATAGCAGCTTTTCTAATTTTACCATCTAGGATAGCATTTGCCAAAAGTACTACGTCTACAGGAATGTTTTTGTACATATGAACATTCTCTGTCAAGCAATTACCTACTACTTTTTTAACTAATGTACCATCCATGTCTTCATCTGAATGGCTATACAAATACTCTTCATTATTTGTATGCGTGAAGTAATCCATAATAATACTAGATAAGACCATCAACTCAATACCACGGCGATCTTTACGATCTTCCGCTTTCTTAATTACTTTCACTTCTTTATTAGTGGAAGCCATAGATACTGTTGCACCGTTTTTTAATACTAATTGTTTCATTTTTATTTCTCCTTTTAAATTAATTATAAATGAAATATAATATTCTTATTCACTATTATAATATATCGCTGAAAATTCATACTATTACAAAAAATAAATAAAAGAGTAGGGTAGCCAATATTGGCTACCCTCTGATTATTTTTCCATTTTACGAATTTTCCCATCGTCATCTTTATAAAATCCTTTAGGGATTATTCGTATATGCTCTGGTACTTCTGGTATTATACCGACTTCATCGATATACTTCATTTCTAATTCAGATAACCCATAACCAGTCATTATTTGGTAATCTGAAATTAGTTTACCACCTGGTAACATTTTATTCTTTACCATATGGCTATATTCTCTTTCTGTATTCATATTAACTACCTATTATCTAACGAAGTGTAAATAATTTGTATAATTTAGTACGATATTCGCGATCATCACCTGTTAATAGTATATGTGTATTCATTAACTTATTGATCTTTAATGGTAAGTTATTCTTCTTACAAACTCGTACAGCTTTATGAATTTTGCCATATACAATAGCATTTGCTATTACCGCTATATAATCTGGAACTTGTACGAATAAAGTAACTTGAGATTCTTCTTCCTTACCATTAACCATTTTAGTCAAATTATAATCACCATTACTATAATCATAATGATAATAATTGACATCTGTGTTATTGAATTGATCTAAGATCATATAAGCAACTATTAAAGTTTCAAGACCATACACTTCTATTACTGTTTCCTTTTTAAGAAATTCTGTTTTCATTCTTTTCTCCTTATTTTTTACAAATATCTCTTAGCTCTTCTAATGGGAAATTGATACCGTTATAATATCGAACTAATGGAATTCTAAGTAGTTCACTTAGACTTACATGTAGTCTAGCTTGTTTAATAATTCTAGCAGCTTTTCTATATTTTCCTTCGAAGATATATTTAGCTAGGATTACTATTTCAGCTGGGATATTATTTATAGTATCTCTGAAGTATAAGCTCTTTTCTTCTTTAACTCCATTATCTATAAATAATTGATGTGTGCCATTAGAGTAGATGTATACATAGATACCCTCGTATTCATTCCAAATGTGATTATGAAGAATATGGGCAACTAAATTTAAGTTTATTAGATCCTCTGTATCTATATCAGATTGTATCATAAACCCTAGTTTTTCTCTTTTGGTTGTTGGTAGATAATATCTAACTAGATGTGTTTCATAAAGTGTTACGCATGTTTTCATTTCATTATTCCTTCCTGAGAAAATAAAATTCCCATAGCCAATATTGGCTATGGGCAAGTGATCTATTTGAATTTCTTACTAGCAACTATCTCTTCATATAGCTTAAACGACTTGATGAAGAGAAAAATATCAACGACTATACCCAGTAATATAACTGGGCATATCATTGAAAGCTTTCCACTACAATAAAGAGAGATGAAAGCAAGAATAGAGAAGAAGAGTGCCATGAGGAAAATAGTATAGGAGAGGAAAATGATAAATACTTCGTATTTAGTCAATTTAAGTTCCTCAATAAACATCATCCAATCAGACACTCCCCGTAAAAGCTCTTTTGGAGATTTCATAAATAACACTTCCCTTCTCATAAACAAAGTTTACTTAAACTTTCAAAACCTGTTCACGAATTTTATTAGCGGGAACTCCAAAGTCTTTCTCACCTTCAAACCTGTTCCTGTGTAAGTATACTGGTATATTTAATTCAAGAGCTTTTTTACAATTCCATATGGCGTAATCATTACCATAATCGTTGTCTAAATACAGGTCTAAAATTAAATTAGGTATAGGATATGTAGTTAAAACATGTTTAATTACACTACTAAAACCTTTACCATTAGCAGAGATATACATCTGTTGTTCGGTGTTACCTCCACATAAATTATACTTAACGGATAATATATCGAAAGCCCCCTCCGCTATTCGAATATGTATAGGTTCATTCGACATCGTGTTTATTATGGTCGGAATACAATAATACTTATTCCCTGATTCAAAAGAATTGAAAATGTTGTATTGCATGTATCTAAAGTTAAACTGTCTTGGTGGATTCTTACGGAGATTTCTAAATGTGATAAAACTATTATTCATACTTAGAAAGCCAATACAATTCAGCGAAGCATAATCGATTAGATCACGAAATCGATTCTCAACGTTAATCTTATTATAACTTAATAATTCTTTTACGTCAAGTATTATTTTGTTAGAGATTATTTCACCATAAGAAAAATCTATTCCAAGACGATTAGAAATATATTCAATTTTCTTTTTGTTATAAGTATTATCGATATATGGGTAATTTTGATTTAGGTAATAGTTATTATTAACTGGTCGATATTTAGAATTCTTGAATATCTCTTTATTCGATTTATCCAGCTTATATAATACTTCAGATGTATCAGCATAACCCATAAGTTCTCTGATAACATCTTTAGACAATACACCACTTTCATTACACTTAAAGCAATGATACAATGGAGGTATTCCTTTAACAGAATCTCCTAGTGATAAGTATAAATGTCTAGAGTCTTTATTCTTACTATCGCCACAGAAACGACATCTAATAACTACTTCTCTTCCATTTGATGCGGATTTTGCATCTGGAAATGTTTCCATTAGATAGTATTTTAATTCTTCTTGTATATCCATAATCTCACCTCCTTTTAGCAAATAAAACCCCAGAGACTAATATTAGTCTCTGGAATTAATTGTCTTAAATTAATAGAATATATTGAAGCAACTCTTCAGAAATCTTTTCTGGAATACATTGGATTTTAATTCCATTAAGCTCTTGATTATAGAAGTCAATATTTCTGAAATCAGAGGCTAAGATTTGAGAGATTGTTTTAAAGATGATTTCTTCTTGGATTTTCTTATTATTGTATTTAGCAACTATTTTAGGATAGTTTTCGGAGAATTGAATCTTTTGAAGAATCTTCTTATTTACAGTCTTACGACTAACAATCTTTTCTACTCTACCACCAATGATATATGGTAATAGAGATTGTCCTGCAGAGATAAGATACTTCTTAGCAGCTAATAGCATAATTACATATTGTCTAAATGTAACTAACTTAACTGCTTGGATATCTTTAAACTCTTTTAAGAATAGATAAGAAACCAAATTGAATTGGAATTGGTTTTTGATATTCTTACCTTCTTTACCAAGCTCTTTCATATAGAAATTAATTTCATCTTCAGAGAATGGACCATATAGAGCTTCAATACGTTGAATTGTTTGATTACAGTTTAACGTAGATTGAATAACTGCTGATTCATTCATCTTAGCTAAGTGAGCTTCGAACTTATCTGCTTCAGAGTTATTATCTTCATCTACATTGGAAGAAGATACTGATGCTAAAGCGTATTCATACTTAGCTCGTAGAACTTTATTATTCAAATCATTTTGAATAGAGAAGAAGTTAAACGAGATGATATTTTCTTTGAATGAATATTTTGGAATGATTTGTACTAAAATATTTTGTTGGGTTTCCATTGCATGTGAAATAGGATTACGAGCTCGGATTTCTTGCATATCCCATAACACTGGATTGCCCTTCTTATTTTTATTTACATTTGTCAAGATAGTTTCAAATAACTTAGAAGCCATATCGACATTGTATTTATTATCTACTTCAAATAAGATATTATCAAATACTCTTAATAGAAGTCTTTGGATATCTTGGTTTGTGTATTGATGTAGATAAGAGAAATGAATAAGAGTAGGAATAATCATATTTTGAAGAATAGAGATTTCAAACAAAATACAAGCATGATAATCTCTATATTCTAGACATGGATTATTCTTATTCTTATACGTTAAATGTATATTATAATTATCCCTTACAAATCTGTGAATATCATAATGTAATACAGGATTGTTATCCTTGGAAATGAAGTAACGTTGGATATCCGATACCAACATATCTTCATTATATTCTCCTTCATAATATTCGATTAGAAACTTCAACTGAGCTAAAATATTAACTACAGTGTGTTCAGTATCATAAAACTTTTCGAAATAGTTAAGATAATGAATACAATGATCACGGAAACCAATGGATACATCACCATTTGGTTTTACTACAGTTGCACCATTGTAGCATTTCTTACTAGCCATCGAATAGAAAGCAATTGGATGATGATCTTCTAAGCCATAGATCCTAGCGATATCATTCAATTCAATTAAACCTTTTGAGGTTGTAAAAATAAAGTCTTCAGGTTGAGGAACCCAGTCATCTACATAGACAAATGGCTGAGCTTCTCCGAGATCAATAAAAACGTTCTTTAATTCTTCTACCATTTTAACCCTCCTAAATGGATTTTAGGTTATTTACAAAGACCAAATAACCTTCTTCATTTCTATAATATACAGCTATATTATCTTTTTCGAATCGCCTTAGTTGTACGTACTGTCTTGGTAGTTTTAACAGTCCCTGTTTTACGTACACCGCTAGCAACTCTAGCTGGCTTGACATGATCGCTTCCAGTGAAAGTATTTCTAGGAGGTTGAGGGGTTTGTTTAGTAGCCTTCTCAGTTTTTCTAAGTTGTTCTGCTTCTCTTTGACGCTTAACTATCTTAGAATCAGCCTTCATAATGTTATGAGATATAGCATCAGCTTTATAAGGCTTAGCTTTATCCCACCAACGTTTTTCGAATAATTTCTTTTGCTCCATAAAGAAGTAAGCAAAGTATAGAGATTTAACAAAACCAAAAGTTTCTTTAGGATTTCGTTCTCTAGGCTTACTCTTTAAGAAGTCTGGACCAATCTTATCAGCAAAGTCTTTAATTAACATCCCTTCTTTATTAAATACATAGGCATATGTATAACAGAAAGCAGGGTCATTAGAGAAGACTTGAATATTATAGTTAGTAAGGGTTGGATAAGATTCTGTACCTGTATGACCACAGAACTTTATAATCACATCATAATAGAATTTATCTAATACTTCTGATGGGACTTTGATATGGATATAATAGGTATCGTTTTTATCGTCTTTGAATTGATAAAACTTTAAACTACCACCTTCCCGCATCAAGATACGTTCGTATCTTTGACGAGCATCCATTTCAATAAGTTTAATCTGTGGTGTAGTACTCCCGACAATACCAGGTCGTCGTATATAATTAGCAAATGTAGTTTCGACGGACAATCATATCCCTCCCTTACATAATTTATTTTACTATTCAGCAGTATATGTATTCATATCTGGAATTGGGCACAAGAATTGATTTGTTTTGAACATCAAACCTACGATATCTACAATAGCTTGTAATGTAGTTGGGTCAGTTTTGATAGAAGATAATACTTCACGATCATTACCAGTTACATCAATAGGTTTATTACGTTCAATAAGAGTTTTAATCAAATCATCTTGTTCAATATCTTCAACTGCCATGTAGTCTACATAGATACGAGCAACTGTATTAGCATATGCTTTATATACAGCATTACTTACAGCTTCTCTAATTGGGCTTAGGTTAGAAGTAACTTCAGCGACTTCATAAGCAGCACGAAGACCTTCGAAGTTAGCAGCGTAACCAATACCTTCTTTAGCAGCAGAACGACAGTTAAGAACAGCATCTTCTACAGCATCTTTTAATGCATCACGGTCGGTATAAGATACACCACCGATTAAGTAATCTACCATATTACATTTCAAAGATTGAATACGGCGACGAAGTACATTTACTTCAGTAGCAGATTCTTTTACTGTATCCAATTGAGCTAATTGAGCTTCTAAAGAAGCAAGAAGATTATTATATTCACTGCTGAATACACGTTTACCTTCTTCATCAGTATTAAACATCAATTCTGGGTTAATAACTTTAGTAGTTTTAGTATCAGCAACTAATAATTCAGCTTTACCACCGAATTCAGTAGCCACATTATCCAATGTAGGAGCAATACCTTTTTCTACATCAGATTTTTGAACTTCAGGATCTACATATTTCTTGATTGTTTTAGCACCAGTCATAGCTGCTAAGTCAGCAAGACGATCTACATCAGTCATACCAGTGATAATAGTCAATGGAGCACGTTGTTCAATTTTAGAACTACTCATCATATCGATGATGCTATCCATTTGGGAACGAATATCACGACCAAATGTAGGAGTAATGATTGCAGTTGCCTTAAGTTCATTAGCAATTACAGCATCTGCTTCAGCTTGGTTACCTTGTTGAACCAAAGTATTGTATTTAGTTAAAGGAGCAATCAAATTTTGCTCTACAATCTTGTAGCAAAGATTAAGCGTGTAGTTATTATCAATAGGGTCTTCAAAAATGTAAATATTAGGATTTTGAAGTTCAGAAACAGCGTCTTTGGCACGGTTTATGAAGCATGGATTGAAATAACCACCATCAATAGTCAAACCTTCATAAGTTTTCACCATGTGGTTAGTAGTATTAGAAATACCTACGTCGATATATACACCAAGACCAAATTGTTCGTAGATTTCTCGAATAGAGTTAGCTACTTCTTCATTACCATCAGTAGATGTCAAAGCAATTTGGTAGATTTTATCAATAGTAGGTTTTTGCTTACTATTTTCGATAATAGTAGTAATATCTTTAACTACTTTCTGTAGTTCAGCGACTACAGCCTTTTCGGTGAAATTGGCGTGGTCGCTAATGATTTCGTTCAATGCACGGAAGATTTCATAGGAGAGGATTACAGCAGATGTTGTACCATCACCAACTGTTTTAACAGTATTGCGAGTAATATCTTTAAGATCATCGAGAATACTCATTTCGATAGGTTTATTGAACTTAATAGCTCCTAAAATACTATGACCATCTTTAGTATATGCAGTCACACCAGAACCTTTTACATCATCACCTTTACGAATGAGTGTAGTGGAACCAGATGGACCATAAGAGTTAGCCAAAGCATTAGCTATACGTTCAATAGTTTCTAATTGGACTTCACGAAGAACGTTTTTAGGTACAATATTAGAAACCGCTTTAATTCTTGCTGTGTTCATTAATATAATCCTCCAAGTTTACTTCTGGGATAGTGATATTGGAATAGATATCAACCATCCGTATTACATTTTGTTCTCCCAATATAGTTACAACTGGACTTGGGAGAAAATTTGGACCTAGATTGTAATTACCTTTAACGATATAAATGTATTTACCACCAATAGGAGCATAATCTTGAATATTATTAAGGTATTTGATAAATAGAGAAGTAGAATCTTCGAATAATTCATTGGTTCTAACTGTCTCTAATACCTCAGAATATTTCTCAACTATATTGACTTGTTTTTCATTATCACATTTGATTCTAGATTTGATAATATCATCAGCTACACCCATAGCATTGATAGCTTGTAATAGATCTGTAGGAATAATTCTTTCATATACATCATCAGCGTGATCTTTCATGATAGATTCCAATATGTCGTCAAAGCTATCTTTGTATTTATTATCCAATACTGCAGATAATGGATTATCATACTTTCTATATAGTAGCTTATTCTTAAGATAATTATTAGTGATCTCTACCTTGGATTCTCTAATAGACTTGTCGATGAAATTAGTATTCTTAGTATTCAGTAAGATATACTGAGCTATAGCCAAATCTAAATCAAATAATACTTCAAATTCAATAAAGTTTTTAGTTACGTATTTAATAGTAGTATCCATATAAACCTACCTGAAACGAAGTATAGAGAGTATACGGATATCGTATACTCTCCATTGTATCTTCTTTAGTATATTTTGTCTATTACATGAAGTCGTCTAAGTCGTCAACTTCGTTGTTTTGGCTTGCAGAACCTTTGCCATAACGGCTACCACCATTATTGTTACCATAGGAAGAGCCACCACTTAATGCTTCTTTCAAGAAGCTATATTTAGATTGGGTATTTCTAGCCAAGTTATCAATAACAGAGAAAGCAATAGTATTATTCATTGCATGTACATAGTCATCCAATTGGAAAATCAATTGTTTGATATCTGTAGAAGAAGCGAAAGAATTATTGTAAGAAATACTACCATCTTCTTTAACCTTTTCAACTACAGGGAAAGAATGATTTAATACATAAGATAAACCATCACCGATTTCAGAACCGTTCTTAGTAGATACAGTAAGAACATCGTCATCACCTTCATGAGTGATAGTAATCAATGCACGTGCAGATTCTACACCGAAACCAGAGTATTGTTCTGGGTCGCGTAAGTATGCTTTAAGAAGATCAGCCAATACTAATGCTTTAGAAGCAGTTAAGTACAATAATGCTGGATTTTCTGTATCGAATTCTGCACCATAACCGTCGTTAGATTCTTTTACCATACGTTCAATAGAAAGTTTAATAGTATTCTTCCACATAGAGAAGTTCATACGAGATTTAGCTTTCTCGGAACGTGTGTTGTAGAAAGTATAACCAGAGTATACTGTAGGTCTTAATTCGCGATTGTTGTTGTCTCCTAGTGCCATGATAATAGCCTCCTAAAAAATATAATTTAACTAAATACAATAATAAGCTAATGCTTATAATTACTTTTACTAGTTTGTTATATTAAATATTAAAATTAACAATCTACGAAAAGAAAGAGAGTACCCAATATTGGGTACTCTCATTATATATTAAGATTAGATCTTAGTATGTAAGGAAGTCCTGATGATATCATATCGACAATACAATCTGTCCAAATCCTTAGCTGTCTTTGCATCAAGCTCATTATTTTCTAGATAATATTTGATTTGACTCATCTCGCTGTTAGATTTAAAGAATAAATCTTGAGCTTCAGTAATAGTCTTTGCAGTTTTGCCAAGGGCAACTGTTTCTGCAAATGTATCAAAGAAACTCTTAATAGATTTGCGTTCATTTAACTTAGCAACAATATCTTTCTTATCAGCAGTATCGACAAGAATACCAGACTCTTGAATCAAGAAAGAATCATCAATACGAGTTAAATGACGAGCAACATTCTTCAACTCATCTTGTTCCAATTCAGATGCTGTTACTAAACAAGATTTATTGATAGTATGTAAAGCTGGAATACGGTATGTAAGGATATCCTTATATAGACGTAAAGTCCATTTAGTAACTACTTCAGCTGCATTGGTACCTTTATCATATAGATATCCAAGAGCATCTAATTTAGCAATAGCACTTTCTAAGAATCGAGTCAATTCTAATGCGTCATCAAATTCTTGAATAGCACCATTATCTTTAACGTAGAAAATAGAAGCTGATTTGCGGATCGCTTCTTTAAGACCATAAGCTAATAACTCCACATAGGAGATATAGCTGGAGATCTTGATATTTGTATTATTTTGAGTTAAACACAAATCGATTAAGTAGCGAGCTTTACGAGCAGGAGTGTCATTGTATACCAGAGAAGCTACTTCATGTAATAAAATAGAAGTAATTTCATCAATATTCAATCCTGTGTAATTATCAAGAAGCTTAGAATCGATCTCAACACGATATTTGGATATAGCAAAGTTAGTACTGTTTAAAACTATATCGACGACCTGTTGAGAGTCATTAAACACGGGCATTACCGTTAGACCAAAGAAGATTTTATCTGTATTATTAGTAAAGATAACGTCTTCACATTTCGAGTCATCGAAAATATCGTTAAGTATTCTCTTAATGGAAGATAGTAACGCAGAATTATCAGGATCAACCTTTAATTGCATTAGTTCGTATCGTAACTCACCAATGCTTTCGAACAAGGCAGTATCGTCTTTTTGCATTTCGCACCCTCCTCTAAGGAAATAAAAGAGGACTAGAGGAATTATCCTCTAGTCCCGATTATTAGTCACTTAGAAATTAGTTAGTTTTGATAGGTGGAATTTGGAAGTGACCTGTAGCTGGATCAACTACACCGTTAACTTCGTTAGCATAATCTGCACGGTTAGCAGTGTAATCGTTCATAGCATTAGCACCGATGAAGTCTTTAACGTCGTCTTCAGGGTTGTTGCGTAAGCCAGTAGGATTCATAATATGCATACGTCCTTGAACAGGTTGATATTGTAAGAATAACCAACGTTCGAATGCAGTCATAGCTGGCAATGCAGTTTGACGAGCATCACGAATTTCGTTGCTTAAGTACATTTGGTAATCTACCACTTTGTAAGTAATACGCATGGAGTTACGAGGAATCAACAATACTACGAAGTTATTGTTGTTACGCATTTTGTTAGTGGAGATGAAGTTGTATACACGATGTTCGGAAGTAACAACAGTGCGAGTGAAGTCTAATTCAACAGGACCGATGTTGGAAGCTGTTTGATAAGTGTATTGTTGAGGAGCAATACGACGGATCAAGTCAGGACGACCGAAGATAGCGATAGTCATGTTTTCATCGTTCAATTCTTGGAGCATTTCAGTAACCATAGTTTCCAAACGATCCATGAATTGACCATTACGCCATACTACTGGAAGACCAGTGAAGTTAATTGGAGGTGTGAAGTCGAATGCTGCTTTGTATTGTTTGGATTCAGGCATAGCCAAGTAAGAAGCATCAAGATCATCACGGATGGAATCATCTTTCCAATGAAGAAGAGCAAGACGGATCATGGACATAAGTTTTGTAACTTGGTTTACGTCATAAAGAGCTTGAACGTCTTTAACTTCTTCTGGAGTGATAGGTACAGTTACATGTGGAGCTTCTGGAATTTGGAAGATATCTGTAGTGCTGGACCATTCAACTTTAACAGTTGGGAATGCAGCGGAAGATACATCAAATACAGCACGAACAACAAGTGCTTCTACCAAGAAAGTAGTAGTATCGAATGCTTCAGTAGCACCGTCTTTAACTTTCAATGGACCACATTGAAGCAACATACGGTTCTTTTCATTCAAGTAACCCATGATTGTACCAGAAGCAGTTACTGTATCAGTAGCATTTTTCTTGAAGGAAATCATGAATGCACGATGCATTTGACGAACATGGTCGCCATAACCAGGAGTGAAGAATGCATGTAATTTGAACAATACGGAGTTAGCACCAGCTGCTGTAGCAGGAACTTCTTTTTGTTGAGTAGCATCCCAAACCATTTCGCCTTTTTCTACGTATACGTTTTTAACTACAACGCCAAAAACTTCTGTACGCATGGAAAGGTTAGCAATGGATTGAACGGAAGCGTCAATTACATTAGCTGCAACTGCTTCAGCAACGAAGTCAGTAGCTTCTTGTTCAGGCAAAGTAGTGATAACTTTGTCGAATGTAGGAACGGATTCATCGATAGCTTTCTTGATCAAGTTTTGTTCAGCATACATATCGATTTTGTTGCCTTTAGTATCAACCAAGTTACGAGTTTCCATAGTCAAAGTGAATTTAGGGCTACGGGAAACGTCTTTTGGCATTACTTGATCATAAACAGCGTTCATCAAGATATTTTTATGGATTGGTGTTACCATACCGATTACTGGGGACAATGCACCCAAGTTAGTGGATTCAGTAACAGCTGCTTGTACGTCGTTTTCGAACAACATTTCCATGTTTTCTAAGTGAGAACGAAGAGCAGCGGAGTTGCCTTTGAAACGAGGATCTTCTGCGTCGTAAGATTCGTTTACGAAGAAAGATTTAAGATCTTCTTTACCAAGGTTATTAGTTAAGAATTCTGTTGGGTTATTGAAGATATCCAAGCCGGATTCTTGTTTAGCTGCACGTGCTAATTCAACAAAGCGAGCAGCAGTTTCATGCATGGAGTCTTGTTCGTAACCACGAAGAATCTCTTTATTAGCATTATCTGTAGAGCCTACGATTGCCATTAGGAATATTCCTCCTTATATGAGAATATTAAATTTCATCACAGTGTCTATCTGTCACACACATCTCTACCATCGCCGGTAGAATCTATTTATAAGTGGTTGGGTTCTTATCCCAAATAATTTCTATTTTTCTTCTTTCCTGTTGCCAATCTTTTCTACGATTTTATAAACCAAAGAATAGATAGCAACAAGCTTTTGTAACACAATCTGATTTTCTGCTATAGAACGAGTACCAAAAGAAACTGTAAGAGCATCCCTAATCATATCTTTTAGGGCACCTAAGGTTTCATTAATATAATTGATAGCTACGATATTATCAGAAGATCGATTAACTAGCAGGATCTGCTTAGATGTATTATCAACGTTTGAGTATAACTCAATAAAGGAGTCTTTAATACTATTAATCCTAAGCTTCATTTGCTCATCAGAAAGGTTAGAGAACAAGTCATTTTGAAGTTGAGAGATTTCACCATCTCCACCTTCGGTAGTATCACCTGAAGTATCATCAGTGGTATCTTCTTCACCCATATCATCTCCAGTAGCATCACCATCTCCAGCTTCTTCGTCACCAGCACCATCGGTGTCATCCCCTGGTTCTCCTTCAGCTGCAGAAGGATCTTCTTCTGAAGTATAATCTGGTGAATCAGAATCATCATCAGTTCCTTCAGTATCAGTATCGATATTACCGTCAGCGTTATCAGAATCCGGTATTTCACCATCTCCTTCATCTGACTTTACTTCTGTGTTAGTATCATCAGATTCAGAATCAGTATTAGTTTGATCATTTTCTGGATCATTACCGGATTCTTCATCATAATCCGGTTCTTCTTCTTCTGTATAATCTGGATTGCCCTCATCATCTACGGGGGTGTTAGGGCTTTCACTACCATCAGTATAGTCAGTAGGAGCATCATCTTCTGTTGAGTCGGTATTATCTCCACTACCATTTTGTCCTTTATTTTCTTTTTTATTATCATCATTTGGTGCTTCATGAAGTATATCTTCGTTATCAAAGATCACATCTTCATCAAATAAACCAAATTCATCATCAAATGCAAACATATGACCTCCTATTTCTTGGATTTAGCCTTTTCAATTTCTTTATCAATACGTTCAATTTGACGATTGATCTTGCTCTTAAGCATAAGAAGTTTCTTTTCATCATGTTCAGTAAGATCAGCTGTATTGAGTTTCTTTTCAACAATACCTAATTCTACATCAAGTTCATCTTTAACGATCTTCTTAGTTTCAACGGAAGTATTTGTTGTGCTAATAGCATTAATTACCAATACTAATACCAAAAGATATGGTGTAGTAATAGCTAAACCAGCTGTTACGATTACCATTAAGATATTTCTAAGATTAGGTAAGATCTTTGTTTTCAATTGAGCGATCTTTTCTTCATCACCCATAGTAGTAATATTAGCTAAAACATCGATAATTTTACTACTGACGGATTTAAGCTTAGGTTTTACCTTTTCAACAGCACCGCCAGCTTTAGCTAGAACATCAGCCATTCGGCTAAGAAGAGATTTTTTCTTTTCTTCAACTTTTTTCTTTTGTTCTTGTTTTTGCTTAGGAGTTAATTCTTCTTTTTCGTCATCGTCATCATCGTAGTCATCATCAAAATCAGAGTCATATGATTCAATGAAAGCCATGATATCTTCCATCAATTGAGTAGCTTCTGTGAAGTTTCGGAAGTATTCTACAGGATCATCTACTTTTACAGTTTCTACTAGACGATTACGGTATGTATTTACTTTAGAGATATTAGCAGCAAGATCCATATCCATCTTACTAGAGATAGCATTTTCTTTGATTACTAATTCTGCTCTATTTAATAGAATATCTCTGTCGAGATGTTCTGGATAAGTACGAGCATAGTATTCAAAGAATGGAATAGCTTCTGGGAATTTAATAATTGTATCTTGACAAATATTAAATTTAGGAGCAGAGGAATAAGCTTCAGATAGAGAAATAATCTCAGCAGCTTCTTCTGCCATTTCAGTACATTTGATATACGAAGGTCTCATTAGAGCATGATCAATTGCGTCCATTTTTTCTTCTTTCTTTTCTTCTGCAATCATATATTCATCGGCAACACTTCTTAAGAAATTACCTAATTTTTCATTACCACATACTAGACCAATGATATATGAAGAGAATCTGATAGCATCACATACAAGTTTAGTAGATTTAGATTCTTTGATTCGATTTTTAACGAATACTTCTATAGCTATAGGATCATCAATATGAGTACCCTCTGCTGTTTTATCTATATAAAGAATAGGTAAGATAGTTAGAATAGCATAAAGGAAAACTTTATCAGTATAATCTACTTCAATACCTTTAATTTCCATAGGATAATCTTCTTCGTTGATAAAGTTGAAGAAAGATTTAGGTCTACCGATGGTATTATCTTCTGCATAAGTTTTTAAGATATAGCAAACTACATTTGCAGTTATACCATTAGCCCATACAGGAACTAAACCTTTGTATTCTTTAATACGATCTTCAAATTCACTGAAGCTATTCTTTAGATATTGTTTACCATCGAAAGGAATCCAATTAGCCTTTAATAATTCATCTACAATATCTTCTAAAGTAACTTCATCATCTGTATCTTTATATGCATTAATATAATAGAATGCAGGTCCTAGGATATTATCGAATATAGTAGAGAAACATTCTTCTTTAGAGTTTCTTTCAATATATTTGATAACGTAGTTAAGTTCTTCAATAGTCAATACAGCCTTTTGAACAGGATCCATTCTATAAGTATCAATCAAAGAAGCAAGATGAACCCCAAGGATTGGAACGATATATCTATATTTATAATAAATATCGGAACCCTCTTCATCAATACCAAGTAATTTAACGATAATAGATTTGATATCAAAACGTTTTTGAATAATATTATGGTTTTCTTCAACACGTTTAGCAGCTAAACCCATAGTATATAATTCATATTCTTTTTTGATATAACCTTCACCTGATTTAGAATCTTTAAGATATAAATGAAGAAGTTCTAAATACTTAGTTGGTTTAAACTTACCGGAAAGTTTGATATACTCATCCAATGCTATATTATAGAACCTCGACGCAGTGTGAATTAGGGAGAAAATATAATCGTTCTTTCCTCTAAATTCATTACTAGCTTCTAATTCATCAATTCCTTTAAGGGCTTGAGAAAAAATAAAAGTAGCTTGTTCAAAGTTGTTTTCAACATTGTCAGAGAATGATTTCCATTCCCGGAGAGCATCGATGAGATTTGAATGGTCGGTGCGTTTGTAATTTTTCATCAATGGATACGGTCTCATTTGTCCTCCCTAATTTTTTTTAATCTAAAATCCATTTCAATTATTATAAAGTTCATATAAGACAAAAAATAATGGGCACATAAGTGCCCATTACTGGGAGTTTACGATTAGCTTAATTTGCTTCTATCGAATTTGACAACGTTATCAGGTAATTCATCGATCTCACAATCTTCAACAGCTCTGGCAGATAATTCATCAATCTTTTGAGCTAGAGTACAGATTTCGAAGAATTCATCATCTGCTACTATATTATAGGAAGCTGCTAGTAGAGAAACATTTCGTTTTTCTTCTCCAATGTTATCATGAAGAATTTCTCTTGTCTTTTTCAAGAATTCTGTATAGATTTCTTGATCTTCAGAGACTACTAGGAACGCCATGAATGCAGGATATAGTAAGTTGAATAGAAGTCTAGATTCAAAGGCATCGAAGACGATCTTTTGTTCCTTAGTTTCAGTAAAAATAGATCTTATAGTTTCATAAGTCTCTCTAAGTTCTTCAAATCCTGCATAAAATGCATAACGTTTTAAGAATAGATTACAAGGGTTAGTTACACTTGTAAGCTCTTGAAGAGCTTCGAATAAATCAAAGTCACCACTTTCATTAAAGATATCGATATCCTTAACTATGGTTTCTTTAAATAGTGGGCTTTCAACAAGTTTAGCCAATACCTTTTCAGCTAATTCTTTATCCTTAGGACGGAAGATAGAATCAAAGGTATCTGCATTGAATTTTTTCTTATCATGGAATAATTTAATTGTCAATACAGATACTAAGAATTTGAAGTCTTCAGTAACTTTAGGTGTGAAAGTCAATGGGAAGGTATGACCTTCTTGACTTAATAAATTAAATACTGGGAATGGACCATCTTCTTCAGCTTGAGAATCTAAATATCCATTGAAAATAGACATTAGAGTTTTAGATAATTTAAGAATACTATCAGGATCCATAACATTATTAATTGGATTATCCTTAATAGAATCAAGGAATAATTTATCTTTATCCCCTTCACCATAAAGACCAATAGCTTTTGCTAAAATAATAGAAAGATCATTCATTGTTTCTAATTTAGCAACCATCTTCATTTCTTCTTCTTCGTTTTCAGGTTTCTTAGCTATTAGCTTGCTGCTATAGAATAGCATTGTTTTTGGATTAAGTATTTGCATAGCAATACTTCTATCGCCAGCAGCGACAGCAGCCAATAAAGTTTGGATATCGTTATTATAAACTTTAGTGAACAAATCTAATTCTTCTGGGTGTTTGGAAATTTCATCATAATTCCAATAACCTTCATAATTTTTAGTAGCAATATCATATACTAATCGTTCTAAATCAAAATCATGTTTCTCTTCATCATAATAAGAGGATGAATCGATATCGAACAATGCAGCGAATTTAGAAATAGTATGAATGTATTCATTAGGATCGTTAAACTCACCTAAAGATACAGACATATATCCTAATAATAATGCTAGCATATCTACAGTAAATTCACTTACTGCGTCAAAAGAATCGTCATCTGCAAAGATATTTCTACAAACACCTTCATTTGTAATGACATCTTTTAATTTATCATCTTGACCATTGTATTGACCACGACTAATTAATCTTTCAAGTTCTTCTGTTAATTTGATTTTTTCCATGAGTAATTCCTCCTAATTTATATCAAGTAATTTATATTACTCGCTTAATATTTTTTAAAAGAAACCCCATTACCCAATATTGGGTAATGGGATAACAACTTCTTATTTCGACCCAATAGGGTTATTCTTGATTTCTCCAGTAGATGGTACTAAATCATCTAGACGTTCTGGGATGATACCATCATCACCAACTCTAGCATTTTCAGTATATCCACATTTAGGACAAATCATTTTCATTTCGGATTTTTCATCCACTTTGCTTCTAATGTAACCAGACTCTGCCAAAATATACGCAGTATATTCAGACCTAAGTAGCATTAGTGGTTTCCCACATACTGGGCAGATTCCCATAGGGAGTCTTTTGATTACATGAAGTAGACCGTCATTTTCCATTATAGTAAATTAAGGTCTCCCATATTATGCTTGATAGTTCTGATATCACCAGAGATGAGTACCTTACTATCGGCATATTTCATATGGTCGATGTTTGTTAAAATTGCTGTAAATTCTTTTGGAATTCCATTTACAACAACTGTGCCGAGCTTAGGTCTGGAAGCTCCGCGTTGATCAGCAATTTTGTTCATCTCTTCTACTTGTTTAGAAGAGAAAACAAAGTAACGAGTATACATAGTAGCCATTATTCATTTTCCTCAACGATTCTTGCTAAAGTAGAGTTAACATTAGTAGCCATCTCTGTAGCGATGCGAGCCATAGCCACATCCTTAGCAGCTTCTTCGTCACCCAAAACGTCAGCTTTGAATTCGATGAGTTCTTGTAGCCCTTTAATCTTTTTATACTCTTCATAAAGTGCATTGAAATCATCTTGCCAGAACATCGGTTCAGGTTCATCTGAAAGATATCCATGAGCAGCTGGTTTAAGCATAGGAACTACAGAACCAGAGATACCAGGATCTGATGCGGAAGATGCATCTGGATCTAGGATACCCATATTAGAGATATCTAAAAGACGGAAAGAATCTGATACACTATTGGCTTTGTTCTCACCAATACCAGAGATGCCTTTGTAAGTAAATTTCAATGCTGTAATAGAGTCAACACTCGTTACAGCATTCCTAAACGCAATCAATTGACTGCGAGTAAGCTCTTTTATTAAATAGTCCGGTTGGATATCTAAGTTTTTGCGAATATAGTCAATATCTACACGGTTACCGTTATTACTTAGACGATAAATCTTAGAATTCAAAGTCTTAGCATAAGTAGCTGCGATATATTCACCATAACGCAATTTCTTCTTAGTTACATCCAATGTATCACGTTCTCTTAAGGAAGAATATTCTTTAAGCATCCACATAAGAACGCAGAACATATCTTTCTTAGCTGTCCAAGGTAAACGAAGTTGCTCTTGGATATTAAAGTCTAAGATAGACTCAAAGGAACGTAGAATACTGTGGCCTTTAATGAGCTTATTAGCTACACTAAATGTCTCACCTAACTTACCTACCCAATACTCAGTATCGAATAGACCATTTAGGCTGAGATTTTTATCAGTTCGCATACAGAGTGTATAGACTATATGCTGAACGAGTTGATTGTTTTTATAAATACTTTTTGGTACGTTGATGTGTATATTCGTATTAGTATTTGGAATAAATGTGAGTATTTCAGGATCATCTTTGAACTTATCGTCTGATGTGAATACAAATATCTTATCTAAACCAAGTTCACGTAATGCACCAGTTAAACCATATCTAGCGAATAGGAATAATGATGCTGGGAATGTCTTTTTAAAGATATTACAGTCGAACTCAGTCGCTGGAACTGTTTCGCCATCAGAAGTATTAAGTTCATACACATGTCGATAAATATTTATCGGTTGGAAGTTGGTCTTCTGTGTGATATAATCCTTCTCATTCTTAGCTGAAGTTGAATTGTAAGTACTTCTATCTACGATTTGATACATAGGGAGGTAATAATTCCCATTGAGATAAAAATAAAACTTTTTAACAACTTCAGGGATCATGATGAGAACCCGAAGGTTCTCTTCCTGACCCTTAGCCATTAGATGATAATCTACGACTAAAATTTTGATAATCGAATCTTTTAGATTGATATAGTTATACTGATTTTCATCAGCAGCACCCTTCTTACGATTCCGATTATTATTTTTAGAATAATACTCTTTCAAAGTTTCTTGGACGTTTGTATATCCTTCGATAAGTTCAAAGCCCTTAACTCTGACTGCAAAGATACCATTCGATGTTTGACATGAAAGGATTATCTTTTTCAAATGCTCTACAATATCATCATCAGAACGCACAAATAAATCACCGTTGAATGGAATAGTTGTTTTCTCGGTAAATCGTTTAATGAATTCTCTTTGAGTGATCATTATTGTATTGCTCCTTCAATTAGTAATCTATTGTAAAATTTTTGCATAATATAACTACAGTAATTACTAATCTTTTTCACCAGTTAATGATACACGGATTTCTTCACCAATTGGATTAACTGCATCTGGTTTATCTTTGATAATGAGTTCCATATCAATATCAAATGCATTTAATACACGCTTAGCTTTAAAGAAACTAATGTTATTATTAGCTGCGGATTTAAGAGCACGCATATCGTTGTTAAAATCAGATTCAGATGGGAACTTAGCCTTATACGAATCAGAGTCAATTCCTTTAGCGTTAATAGCTTGCTTGATGGCAACTAATTCTTCGGAATCTTCTTCATTGATAGGTAAGGTAAGCACATTACTGATTTTAGCTAAACGAGTACTTTCAAGACTTTTAATCTTATCAGCTGCTCGAATATTATCTACCAAACTTTTTGTATTCTTTGGAGATAAGTCAACGATGTTATTAGCAGAGTATGCTTCTTTATCCTCTTCTGTAGTTGGTTCTTGCCAAGTAATAAGAGGACCAAAATTAGTAATACAGACATCACGTTTAGATTTCGGAGACTCTTTGTATGGATATACATAGTCTCCGATCTCTACACAGACATCTCGTAAGAATGGAGCATTATTATCAATTAAGCGACCAAATTCAGACATAGAAACTACGTCTAAAGTCTTATTTTGTAATACTGCTTTTTTGATGTCCATTGTTACCCCAGCAATTATTTTGCTTCTTCTTCTAATACAGCATCATCTTTTACAATTTGCTTGATAGCTGCATCAAGTACTACTTTAACTTTAACTTTGTCATCTTCTACATAACCTTCGAAGATTACGAAGTTAGGAATTTCCAATACAGGATCTACATCGATATTTGTACGGAAGTATTCCTTAATGGATTTGATCATTACAGCAATCAATTTAGAAGTGTATTCTTGACCATTAATTGGTGCAATATTGAAACGATATTTAGAAGCAACTTTTTCGAAGATAGCAGACAATACTACATCATCGAATGTTACTTTATCACCAACTAATTCATCTTCAGTTGGGTTAACCAACATGTTTACAGAGAAGCCTTCACCATCATCGGATTCATGTTTTTCGATAGATGCGGAAAAGACTACTGTATTATCACCATTTTTAACTACTACAGTTTTAGGACCTTCGTTTTTAACTTGACCAAGGTAAGTAGTGATACCTTCTACAGCTGCTTTAATAAAGATTTCTGTAAAGCTTGCAGACCAAGCGATTTTTTCTTGTAATAAGTTGGATTGTACTGCATTTGCTACTGCGGATTCTGCGAATTTCATTGATTGTTTCCTCCTAAGTGGATTAATAAAATATTATATATTCAAACTGCTATTGTCAGTTTAAACCAAATTGATTATCCCTCAAAACCAGGGATAGAGCCAGTTGGATGTTCATCCACCACCATTTTCTTACCTTTTTTCTTTTTAGTATCACCATCGGTATCTGTTACTGGTGGGAATGCACCCCAAGCACCATTAATTGGTTGACTAAAGTTTGGTTTAGTCGCAATTAAATCAGAAGCTTTAGGTGGTACAAGTTCTTGAATTACCAAATCATAATCATAGAAATAGATTTTGCGAAGATCGCGATTATCTGCTTCCATATAAGTAATGATTTCGTTTACTTGTTCTAAGCTTGTAGCAATACCAAAACCAATAACGTTTTTAATTACAGTAATATTTATAGATTCCTTACCAGGTTTGGTGGTGAGTGAAACTTTTTGATATGTAGCAATAAGATCTTTATTAGGATCGGAGCAGAACTCGGATAAGAGTGTAGCTTCCCAATCTGTATTTTTCTTCTTGTTGTACACAGTTACTGTTGTGAATGGATCTTCGTAGTCATGACTTGTAGATGTTTGTACTACGAAGTACAATGCTGTTGCAGAGTCATTAAACTTTCTTAATGCTTCTTTAAACTTTTCGCTATAACTAGCTTGATAGTCTTTCATAGGTTTGTCCTCCTTGAAATATAAAAATATTAAAATTGTGTATGGGTGATGTGGAAAATACACCACCCTTACCACATCTATAATATACTTTTATAAATTATTTTGACTTTGGAGATACATTATGTAGTCATAAGCATCTTTCTCAGAAAGTACTAAACAATTAGGACTTATCTTACTCAACTTAGAAGATACAAATCCTGGGTAAGGAATAACCAAGATATCAGTCTTCTTAGTTACAGACTTGTTACCATCTGCATCGAATCCTAATTTATTAAATTCTTCTTCTAATACAGCAGATCTAAATCCAGTAAACCTAACTGTCTTTCTATCTTGTACAGAAGCTCCTTCACCTCTGAAGGTTATTTGTAAATTAGGCATAGATTCTATCAATAACAAATCATCCATGAAGACATGACGTTCTTTAGCGATAGTATCAGCAATTACTTTACCGATACCTTTAACCATACTAATCAAACGTCTAACACTATCGTCATCGTTATGAATGATAGCATTTAAAGATACATTATTTAGAATAATTCTCCAGCGTTCAGCACTAATAGAACTGAAGCCAAGAGCACCTACCACTTTATAATCTGGTAATGGTTCAGATTTAATCTTATTGATTTGATCGAATAGTTTATTAGTTAAAGCATCACCAATAAGTTCTGCTGAATACATCTTATCTAATTCAATCAAATCTCTAAATGATTTTATATCTAGCTTGGAGATGTATGCTCTAGAGAAGTCTTTGAATCCTAACTTCTTAACCATGTTTGTAATACGAGTAGCATTACGTTCTGGGCAAAGAGGATTTAGACAATAAGCACTATCACCAGACATAGATAAAGTAATAGGACTACCACAAGCTGGACAATGTGTAGGGAATGGAATAACTGGATTAGGATTATCTACATCTTTAAATGGTTTATCTATATAACAGATAACATCATTCACATATGTAATCCTAACGGGATCTCCAACCTTTAAAGCCAATTCTTTGAATCTCTTATAGCTATGAGCAGTCGTTTTGTCATGCGTAGAACCAAGGAATTGGACAGGTTTGAAGTGAGCCATTGGTGTGATTAGACCATTTTGACCTACTGTGTATGTATACCCATTGAAGATAGTATCAGCACTCATAGCATTGAATTTAATAGCCATAGCCCAATTATCGGTAAAGTTATTTCTACCAAGAATCTTATGGATATTATAATCAGCGAATGAGATTACTACACCATCATACATGAATCCCATGATACCTCTTAGAGCAGAAGCATCTTGTACGAATCGATAAGTTTGGAATAAGAGTTCATTATAATTCCCTCTCATATAAGTATACTTCATCTCTACACCAGAGGAATAATACTTATTCAAGAATTCTACTTCTTGAACCATATCATCGAATTGTAATCCACTGGTTCTGATTGGTACTAATGTAATCAAATCTCTATATTTGTTTACATCAGAGCTACCAAGTAAACCAATGATAGCTACACGAGAATTCTTATATTCTTTCCCAAATTTATATTTGAGAATCTCAAGATTTCTATCTGTAACTATTGCTTCAAATTTAATACCAAAGACAGTTCCTTTTGGAATAATGCCTTTAGCACGATGGAATACTTTACCACCAAAGATTGGAGTATAGTCAGAAGCTATACCATTAGCTGTATCACCACGACTATAAGCTGCAATGATAGTATCACCATCAACTGTAGCTTCTATAGATACACCATCATATTTAAGCTCAGCTATCAATCCAGCTTTACCATCCATTGTATATGGGAAAACTGCATTATAATATTTACTCAAGAAGTCTCTTTCAAATACCATAGTTGTGATATCATCTGGTTCGACTCCAGCTGCTACAGCTTCATTCATTGTAGTATACTTACATTTGTAAAGAGTACCAACGAGTTCAGGATAATTATGCTCAGCACTATGTTTAATCTTAGAGAGTTCTGTATAATTACCTACATTATTTGGATTATAAAAATCCTCTTTAATAGGCATTTCAAATCTCATAAGATCTTTATCATAAAGCATTTCCTTAGCTTTCTCTTCTGGAATAGTTTTAAATACTTCAAGAAGAGATTGATCTTCTAATAAAGAACCAACGTTATCTTTACTATCTATAGTAATACCAACTGCACCAACTGGTGGTTCAAAGCCTTGATTCTTGAATTTAACTACAACTGAATCATAGATGGCATCATCCAAAGGTAATATAGCTCTTTGAGTATTATTGTATAAGATATTGGAAATTTCCAATATATTTCTAATATCTCTTGGTTCTACTTTACCTTGACCTTGAATATAATTTACAGAAATATTATTGATATCAGTTACATCTTCTGGAGTAATAATATCTTTACCATTTCGTAAAGCTTCAAGAATTGTTATTAGACGTTGGTTCATATCTTTCGCCTCCGGTTCTAATAACAGGCATTACATGCATTGGAATTGCTAATGGTTCTGGAGTCTTAGCTTTAACAGCCGCTTCAGCTTCATCCATATTTTCACAAGTACTAATCAATGTCATTACTTTATTGATAATATCCGCATCGATAATATTATCAACACCATTAAAGTTAATTGGACTCATAAGCAATTCATCTTTATGGTATTTCTTATACAACTTAACCAATCTATCCATATCTTCATTCTTAACAAAGAATGGCATACGAATAATTGGAGATTGAACAATGTCTTGATCATAACATCCATATCTATAATATGGATTATTGATATCTGGAAGTTGTTCAAATACATTAAGAAGTACTGGTGCTTTATACATCTTCTTATTCTTATTGAAGTTGATCTTAAGACCAATAGCTTTCATCAATACTTTAGCAATCTCAGCTGAACGTGATGTTGCCAATACGTTTGCTTCTGCATCGAGTTTGATATATGGTTTGAATGGATCGCCTACCAATAATTGATAAGCTTGGCGTCTGTATTTGAATGAAGATGAAAGTAGCATAAATACAATAGCTAATCTCATAGATACATCAGCAGCATCTAATAAGTTAGAAGATTCCATTGCACCTAATCTTACAGGAGTGTCAGAGTGAACACTTCTGTGTTGTTTATGAGCTCTAGTCTTAGTATTTTCACCACGTAAGTTAGTAGATGCTAAAGATACAGCAGAGAATTTTTCTTCTGCAATTTGTTTCAATCTATATATATACTTTTTTCCAGTGATAACACCACGATTAGTTTGAATACGTCTATAAGAACCATCAGAACATTTTTGTTTTACCCAAAGTTTATCTAATTCAACCCAAGGAAACTCAGTATATAAATTATACAAAGTAGTTAAGTTGATATTACCAGATATTGGTTTACAAACTAAGAATAAAGCATTGTCTGCCATTACAGATTGTAAGAAGAACTCACGTTCTTGTAATCCATATTCCATAATTTGTTCATTATAGAAGAATGCTTCTTCAGGATTTACTACATTCATAAACTTAAGAATCATATTTTCGCATTCTGGAACCATATCTGATCTATTTAGCTCAGAAGCTCCATAATACATCTTACGCATTCTTTCTACTATACGATCTGATACATAGTTGATTTCAGTTTCGAATGTTTGTCCTGGATTTTGACGGTTAACCATTGTAGAAGAGTTATAGATGATATCCACTGGGAATAGTTCACCATTACGTTCATACATTGGCATTTCTTCGTCCGGCCAAATATAAGATACTACACCTTTACCAGCATAACGGTCTGTACATTTATCACCTTGCTCCATAGGCTTTTCTTCTTTGACTACAAAGTTGATTACTAAGTTAGTAAATACTTTGTCTTTAGTCATATAAGGCTTACCTTCAAGAATAGACTTGGAGTTATAAAGCAATCTGTCAGCTTCACTAGTAAGTGTATAACCTTTTCGTTTTTCCTTTTCTAGAATATCCACAATCTTTTGAGAATACTCTAAAGTTTTATTATAGTATTTCTCTATTTGTGGATTATCATATTCTGTATTGTTACAATATACATCGATATCTATAACAGTACCATTTGCGAGGAAAGCAGTATCGGATTGTAGCCTTTCTTTAAGCATCTGTACCGATTGAGTATAGAGTGCTTCATCCTCTTTCTTTTCTTTACGAAGAGCACAGAGTGTACGATGTTTAACCTCTTCACCAATATCTGGGAAGGATTTATAGTTACCTGTTTCATCTCCATAAAGATTTAGTAGAATATCATTGTCATTAACCATGACTTCTACGTTTTTGTAGGTAGGTGCAGTGAGTTTACGAGCTGCAGATTCAGATAAGACCACTGGATCTTCTGTAGTTTCTGCCAATGCCATGTAAACACAAGTTAAGTTTACGCCAGTACCTGCATTTAATGCACTATCAAATGAATCTGGTAGAATAATTGGTGAGTTCTTAGGGATTATATCTCCTGGAGTTAACGCATCAATATATTCTGTATTCATTTCATAGCCATACATTTCTGTGATGTATTCATAAGTTGTTCTAGCGAATACGTCGACTTTCCCTGTTTTAGTATTTCTAACGAACATCCAATACATCATTTTGTTTTTGTATACTTTGTCAATGACTTCATAGTCATCTTCGGCAATAATATAGTTGCTGGAATATTCAGCAAATTGACCTTCAAAGCCAGTAGCCATTAAAGGCGTTTCTGGCTTTGAGATCTGAATAGTTTGTTCTGCCTGTAAACCATACATGAGTTTACGAGGACCAGAGTTTGTATTAGTAGCTGGCTGTTGTAATGATTTGCCAATTACATATTCCGCACTTGGATAAGCATTTTGTTTTTCCATTGCGGCTTGAATTAAATTAAGTGATGTTGCCATTATCTAACCTTCCTTTCTTTTAAGCACTAATATCACTTCATATTGATATTATATGATTAAAAGATATATTAATATTTGATGCCAATTGTACCAAGAATATCAGAAGTAACGTTATTACTTTCGTTTTGATCTTGTTCATCTACATCAATTATATCGTTTGCGTTAGAAGGCAATTTTTCTAATTCACTCTTAGCTACTTCCATAAAGAGCTTATAGAAGTCTGGATCTTTACGAAGTTTATCTTTGAAACCTTTCAAAGAGAATTTGAAGTCAGTATGGTCATCGAAGTAATAACCAATACCAGCACCATTTACACGACCATTGTTTTGTAATAGCATGAATAAAGAAAGTTCTGGGTCAAAACCATGGTCATAAGTAAATACCATTGTAGAAGTTTGACCAGCACCAGCCGAACGAGACTTAGTATTAGTTACATCTACTAAAGAACCAGCTACTTTGAACTTTTCATCTGCTTTAAGTTTAGTATCATCTAACCGAATTACTGTATTGGAAAGATAGATTACAGTTTTACCACGAGGTAAAGATTCACCTTGTTTCAAATACATCAAGTCAGCTTTCTTAGGACGAATAGATACATCAGAAAGAATATGGTTTACTACGATTAAAATGATATTAGCCATTTTAAGCATAGGTACTACTCGACGAATAATATCAGTTACAACTTTAGCTGTACGAGTAACAGACATGTTTGTAGATACTTCGCCTTCCTCTACCAAATCATCTGGCATAATCAAAGCAATGGAGTCTAAGATATAAACTGTTGGTTCGAATAATTTGATTGGGTTTCCTTCTTCGTCTACATAACCAGTATCGTATTTATATCTTTCAGGATCTGCTAATTTCAAATCATGAATAAATTTAATACGAGCTAAGAAAGTCTCTGCTGTAATACCAGTATTACGAATTACAAAACGTTTCTTGTATTCAGCTTCTGTATTAAAACCACTTAACTGCATACGACGTTCTTTAACCATACCACCTTCGATAGAATCTTCGAAGATTGTAGAAGTTTTGAATGGACGTACAATATTAGCCGCCATTTGTGTACAGAATGTAGATTTACCACAACCAGAACGACCAATTACCATTACCATACTGCCATCAGAGATACCTAGGTTGTATTTAGTTTCACCATTATTATGAACTTTGTAACCATTCATGAAGTCAAAGCCCAAAAAACCAGTTGGATATCCAATATCAATTTTAGCTTCAGAAGACATACGAAGATCTTTATCTTTAGATACTACATTTCTAAATTCGTATGCTAAAGATGATTGATAATCTACATCGTTGTTGTATACAGTAACTTCTTTTGCCATGGATTTACTCCTTTATTTTAAATAAAAAATAAGTGTTTTATTATATGTATTATAGAGTACACTTCTACATTAAAATCGATTTTCTATCCGATAAAGATATCTTGCTTTTCTAGTTCTCTAACGATGATAGGAACTTTGAGGAAAGGATACCCTGATTTATCAGAACAGTACTTGAGAATAGATGGGGATTTCTTCCCATTAAACATACAGTACTCATTATAAGAAATAAGTATTTGAGAGATAATACCAGTATCGAATGTTTCTAAAATCATACATACGGCTTGTTTGAGAGACTCTTCGATAAGTAAAGCCCTTGGAAGTATAGATGGATCAGTAGTCTCTGAATCTACTATATCATTTGCCATAGAATTGATGAATACATCAGTAAAGTTTCTAGGGTAAAGAATGTTATAGATTTGAATTATCTCCATAGGAGTTAAATCTCTATTTGTAAATGAGCAAATAGTATAATTGATGCGGTTGATATTCACATAATCCCTAATAGATGCTTTTGAAATAATAGAGAGATAGATACACAACTCTTCATCTAATGTACCTAACGCTTCTAATCTTGCTACTGTATCATAATTATAGAACTTAGCAATCAAGTAAGCAATATCTCGGATATATGGTCCATTCTCAGAGAATAAAGTGCTTCTAAGGAATGTGTTTACTAATCTACATCTTTCAGAACTTCTTTCTGTATTATTCAATACTTGAAGAAGAGTGAATAAGAATTTAGGTGAACCATAAAGAGGTATTAACTTCTTAGAATGTCTATCTTCTAAATGCTCTAGAATAACATGATAATAGTTTTCCAAGATACGATAAAGTTCATGATAAGACATAGTATCTATATCAGCCATCATGACTAGTAATTGTTCAAATGTATATCGCCCTGTTGTGGTGAATTGTCCGTTCATAGTCGTATTCTCCTTATTAGATTTAAATATAAAATATGGATATTTATAAAATTGTCAATTAAAAAATAAAAAATAAAAATATGGGAGCTGAATATTCAGCTCCCAATATATTATTTAGAATATACCCTAATTAGTTTATTTGTAGATTTTTCCATAACTCTGTAAGAAGAATAATCTAGAGTATATTCACAGTTGAAAGAATCAAGCATCTTAATCATAGTATTATAGTGAGTAAACTTAATAAACCCACGATTAAAACCACCAATGATTAGTTGTTTTAGAGTCAAATTTTCATACTCAGGATTATCATAAGGTTTATATAGTAGGTCTTTTACTCTACTCTTAATATTTAAAGACATAGCATTTTCATGATACTCTTTAAATATATATTCTACATATTTACGCTTTTTGATATCATCGCTATTGTGTTCTTCTAAGAGTTTCTTTATGTATTTTACTGTCAATACTTTACCAGTACGGCTATTTCTTTTATTGGAGTATTTGAATACTCTCAATTCTTTAGTATCGATCTTAGACAATAATACAGCTACAGAGATACCAAACATGTAAGATACATCTTCAATTCTAATTTCATCAGAATCCTCTAAAGAATTTAAACATGCTTTAATAGGATCTATAGAACCATCGAAATCTCCAACGTTGACAATCTTGCATTTACTTTCCATTACTTGACTTAATCGGTCAGCTATAGTTTGTCTATATAGACGTAAAGTAGTAAGATTTATTTCTGCTTTTGCTATATCATCGTCTACCTTTTTCAATTCTTTTTGTAAATCTTCTCTTGAGTTGAAGTCCATCTTATTTCTCCTTATTAATATAAACACTAATTGGTCTTACTGTATCATCTTTAATGCTTTTATATACAGTACGACCTCTTAAACTGGATCTCAACCATCCCAATCTATAACCAATATTATACGAATAAAGCATACGTTCTACCGTATTATGTTGAGGATAAGTGATGAGACCACGACCAAATCCTTTAGCTATCAGATCACAAACTGTCATGTCTCTATAACTTCTAAACTGCTTAATAGGAGCCTCTAACTCTTTCAATGGTGTCGATATAGAAAGAGGAAATCCGGTAATATTATAAAATTCTAGAATGTATTTTACACATTCACGAATCTTTGGATCGGACTTCTTCATATCGAGAAGGGATTTGATATATCCAACTTCAAGTCTACTCATTATTGTATTATGAGCATCATATCTACGATATTTCTTTATATGATCAGAATCTACTCTAGCTCTGAGTGTATTTGGAGTGATACCAAGAATAAATGCAGCATCATCTAAAGATAATTCATCTTTATCATTAGCCATATTTAATAATTCAATAGCTGGATCATCAGATTTTAGGGAGTTGTAAATCAATGTATTCATATTAGTATACATATAATCATCAAGTTCTACTTTTAGCTTTTCTTTTTTCTTTTTAAGATCTTCTATTTCTCTTCTTTTTAAAGCCATAATTTCGTCAATGGAATCTAATTCTTCTCTTAGTTTGATTTCCTTTACATCCATAGTAATTTCTCCTATCTATAAATTTTAATAACCATAAGTTCTGGTTTGACTTCATAAACCTTGAATATTGGTTTATTACCTTTACCAGTGCAACTTACCCTATACGGTAGATTATGGGAACGTAGTAAATTATTCAGATATTCCTCTTTAGTAGGAACTCTAATAATTCCTCTAGTCAGACCAAGTTTAAACAAGTCTTTGATTTTACAATCAGAGAATTCCTCTTTAAAATCATAATCATCCCAAGTACAGTTATCGTTAAGATTAAATGGAATACCATAGTTTGGGCTAGATGGATTTACTCTATCATCTAAGAACTCTAATAACTCCCCTCGGAATTCTTTATTGATAGTTCTATCATGGATTATCTCTTTGATTTGAGCAATAGAAGCTCTGTTGATTGTTCTGCGTATTCTACCATCAACAGTACGAGGACTAAGATAATGCTTTATACCCTTGCCTCTAAGCTTATACTTAACGTTTAGTGCTGATATAGCTATTAATTTAGATATATCGTCTATATCTATTTCATCCCTATCATCATATTTATTCAAGAACCGTAACAACACATCTTTCTCAGTTCCATCGGTATACGTATCACTAAACAATACATCTTTTGGTTTTCTACCATCTCGTGTAGTATTAAGTTTACTATATAACATACTTTACCCCCTTATAGATTTTGCGAAAGAACTCCCATACCCAATATTGGGTATGGGAACTGTTCTTCCTTTAGTTTGACTCTAAAAGTCTTGTACAACTTTAATTTTCTTAGATTCTTCTTTTTTATCTTTACCAAGAGATTTAAAGAAGTCATCTTTGGCAGCGTCTACATCTGCCGGTGTTGCATCTGCTTTAAGTGTATCAAAGATATCTGCATTAGTAGCATATTCTTTGTTGAAGAAGTCATCAGCTGTAGTATCTACAAACTTAGAACGTTCTTTGAAATCTTCGTATGTCTTTTCAATTTCATTGATAGGCATTTTCAAACCAGATACAATGATATCTAAGTATTCAGGTTCATGTAAGTCTTGTACATGAGAGAATGCTTCGAAAGGCATACCAAAACGTTTCTTAATAACTTCATAACCAAAGTCAATGAATTCCAATGCACGTTCTTTTACATCAAGAACTGTAGCAATACGTTTTGCAGATGGTTGGGTTTCTAAAGATTTCATATCATCAATTACTTCAGTAATACGACGGTTGAAATCATCAGAGTTTTTGATTTTAGTCATATTGACACGGTCAATATACATAAAACCAGGTGTACGTACAGTTTTCAACAAATCGGATTCGTCAATATTTTGAGAAGATTTGTTAATAGTACCACCTAATAAGATGTTTACGTTATCAGCAAATTTTTCATTTGCTAATTGTTCTGCACGTAAACGGTTATTACCAGCAGCTTCTAAGAAAGATTTGTTAGATAAAGCTTCTACTGTAAAGCTATCATCCATTTCTTTGAATAGATCTACTGTATTTTTCAACCCACGAACGTCGTCTTCAAAACCAGTGAATACGAAGAAGTGGATATGTGTGCCATGTACTTTGTGTAAGTAGTTTGCTAGAAGCACAGATGCACCAGAACCAGTGCCACCTTCAGAAGATGTAACAATGATAGTCATACAATCTTTAGGATCTTTTTCATATTCGAAATGACCACTTTTAAGAGTATCTACCATCATTTGATTAGCGATTGTACGTTCTTTAGCACAACCACGATATTCACCATCTAATTCAATAGCACGGTCATGATATTCTTCTGGAATATCTTTTAACGTAGAGTTGATTAAAACCATATCCTTAGCAATCTCAGGATATTTCTTAAATAAGGCAATAGCAGCTTTATTACCAGCTGCACCAATGCCAATTACTTTTGCATTTAATAGCATTTTCAAATTCCTTTCTACAATACTGAAACACTTTCATTCATTATATGTAAAATATTACCAGCCCATTTAGGATCGGTAGCATAATTACCATGTTTCATAGATCTAAGCGAAGTATAACCATTGTTATAGAAATGATGCTTAATCCAATCAGCACCAGCAGTAATACCTTCTTCTAAACTTCCACCCATTGTAGAAGCTCTGCCAGGATCTTGGTCTACTGCATTGATACCAAAATAATTGTGACGAGTCTTAGCCAAATGAGAACTACCCCAACCAGATTCTGCAGCTGCATGAGCTAGAATATAGATAGGGTTCATTCCTGTTTGAATAGAAGCATTGATAAAAGCTTGTCCTTTACCAGCAAACTCTTTAGATACACCTCTCCGTTCTATCCAGTAGTTGATAATCTTATTCATATCATCAGCTGTTAATAGAGCAGATGGGTTATTGTTTGATAAGTCTGAATCGTATCCATAACCACCTTTAATGGCATTGATAGCATCTTCATGTTTTGTCATTGCATCAATATGATTTTTTACAGTTTGTTGTGCTTTAGTAACTTCTTTTATTTCTTCAACATGCTTGCTAATATATTCGTCATGTTGTTCAATCTGTTCTTGAGCACTTTGTATTTTCATTTCAAGTGCACTGGCACGTTGTAACATGAATACGTTAGATACCAATAATGCGGCTATTATAATACAAAGAAATCTAGTCATAAATCCTTTGTGTTTTTCTAAAAATTTATACATCGTATTTCCTCCTTTAGACAATCCTTTATCGTACTTTTAATAACTCAGCCACCTTTCGATAAATATTTTGTAATAAAGGATAATAAAAGGTGCTCTACCAATATAGTAGAGCACCTAACGTTAAAATTATTCAGCCTTATTTTCTTTTTTGTCTTTTTCTTTAAAGGCTTTTTGGTCCTCTTGGGACAATTCACCAATTAAACCAAAGTCACCCACTTCATGGATAACACCTACTTGATTTTTATCTTCGGACATAAGTCTACACCTCCTTTTCTATATTTAAATTTTCAATAGACTTATCAAGAATATAATATACAGTTAAATTCACGATTATTGACGCTTAATTTTGACAGCTTCTTTACCTTTTACAGTACCTGGTAAGTAATTACCGATATTGATAAGGTTTGTATTAATACCAGCACCAATAAGATATGCATTTAACGTATTACGAGAAATAGAGTCGTCTACAGATACATCGACATCGTCTAACGATACCATACCTTTAGTCGCTATTGTATTGTAGAACTCGTTTTTAGCATTTACAGTATCAGCTCTATAAGTAGAGAACTCTTTCATAGTTTTCTCTAAACCCATTACAGCCATACATTCAAATTCACGGTCAGAAGTATTACCATTCTTATCTGCACCTAATAAACGTCCTGTTTTCATATTACGTTCGTCGATATTGATAGACATGGAGTTCTTCTTAGCCAAGAACTGTTTCATCTTTTTCATTGGTACATAAACTACGGTTGCTTTGTAGTTAGTTCCTACAGGTTTGCCGTCTTTATTTCTATATAAGAATGGTAGATTGACATTCTCCATTACTGGTACATGAAGAATATTATCCATTACCGCATACATTTGTTCCAAATTAGGTTCGATCTCAAATACTTTCATTTGGAATTTAATAGGGAATTCTTGTTGGAAGAATTTATAGAACTGATCGTCATTCATATTACGGAATTTCTCTTTATACCAAGCAGAGTTTTGTTCTGTTGGGTCTAAAGTATCCATAACTTTGTATATCAACATCTCTACATCATGACGTTGTTTCTTAGTTATAGCCATTTAGCGTAAGTACCTCCTTTAATTAATTTAGGTAGGGTAGGATTATACAAATGTTCAGCATAGATTGGTTTTTACACTAGAGGAAACATATTAGTAGAGATCAATAGCTAATCCCTGTTAATGCGACGATTTCTATCTTTAATTCTAACCTTCCGGATTAACCCATAGTCAATATTGGCTATGGGTAATCTTCCGCTTAAAACAGTTAAGTAATGATATTAAGTTCAAAAAGAAAAGGAGGATTTTCATTATAATGGATTATAAAGATTTTGAGCAAGAATATTATCTTGAAGCGTATTTTTCGAATATTCCTAAGCCTATCTTTAAAGCAGAAAAAGCTTTACAAGATATTATCGATAGATTACTTAAAGAGTCTATTACAGACAAAAACATGGATTTCTTTAGAGATAAATTAGAAATTATGTGCAACTCTCTATGCGACCAATTCGGATTCTATTATAAATCTGATATAGTATTGAGTTCCGAATGTGGACCAGCATCTATTCGATGGACAATGCCTACTGGTTTCTTTGCACAAGATAACCTAGCTAGCGTTCGTAAAGTAGTCAGTATTGATATGAATAAAGGTACCTTTAAATTCAATGATAAATACCAACCATGGGTTGATATTTATTTAAATACTAACTTCCTTCGTAAATGTAAAGATGCTAAGTTAGGTATGGCTACAATTCTACATGAGATTGGTCATACATTTGAAAAACAATTCCGTATGGTTATGCATCGTGAAGAAACTGTAGAAAGTATTTATCAAACTCTTTCTCGTTTCAATTTACTCGGTGCCGAAAGAAAGCGTTTACTTTTGACTAGTAATGTACTTTACAATATATTCGGTAAGGTATACGTTGGGTTAAAAGACCGTGTATGGAAGAAAGAAACTTTTGCTGACCAATTTGCTTCTATGTTTGGTTATGGTTCTTTCATTCCTCAAGTTCTTAAAATTACTGAAGATAGATTAAATGATTTCCGTTCTGGACAAACAACATCTCGTATTGAAGATTTGAACTTCTTCGATAAAGCTTTATTCGAACTAAGAATTTTCATCAATACTTTATCTGATATCAAAACTCATCCAGACTTCGGTGAACGTGCTGCTGACGTAATTACGTATCTTGAATATGAATTGAAGCACAATAAAACTCTTAAACCTTCTGATAAGAAGAAAATCCAAGAAGATATTAAAAAGATCGAAAAGACTATCGAACAATATCTCAAAGATGACGATGATAACTATATTGTACAACGTGCTAAATCTGATATCAAGAAAAGCTTCGATAAACAACGTCTCGATACTACAAATAACCAAGTTAAAGGTGTTGACTACTACTTAGATAAATAAGTAAAAAGTATCCCACTACCCAATATTTGGTAGTGGGTATTTATTTATCCTATTACTTATCAAAAAAAAACAAAATATTAATTGTGATATAGTTACTTCATCCCTAACTATATTTAAATTAACTATAATAAATGTAAAGGAGTAAACTATGTTTATTACTAAAACTATGAATGAGTCTACTTCTCTTGAAGTTCCTAATATGTCTTTAGACCAATATATGATCGAATCTACTTGCGATGCATATGAAGACTTATTATCCTTCAATGAAGCATTGGCTCATTTTGATATTAAAGAACAAGAATTGATTCATACGGAATCTGTTGAATTGGACGCTTTTCGTGAAGATGCTATGAATAAAGCTAAACAATTCTTGAAAAATCTTGCAGACAAAATCAAAACTAAATGGAACCAATTTATTAACTTCATTCTTAAAAAAATGATCGCAAATAATAAAAAAATTGCTGATAGACTAAAAGTAATGAGCAATACCGATCGATCCTCTTTAGAAAAAGTAATTGATAAAAAAGAACTTAAAGTTAAATTCTTCGACAAAGTCTACGACCTTCCTGATTGTGTTGACAGAATTCTCGACTTTATGAATAATGCTTTCCGTAAAATTGAGACTGAAAAAGACTTAGAAAGCTTCAAGCCATCTGATCTATTCAAAGAATTAGTTGGTGAAGCTAAAGAACCTCGCACAATTTTTGGTGAAGACCTTACTAAAACAATTACAACTTTGAGTACTGTTGGTGGTAAGTTTACTAAGTCGGTTGAAAATGTTTTCAATAAGATTGTCGATAAAGTAACTTATTCTGCTAGTGGCGATGAAAAAGAAGCTGCACGTCGTATTACTTTAGTAAATCTTAAAGGTCAACAAGTAATTAGAGTTGCTTTTAGTGCATTAGTATCTTTAGCTAACACATGTGCTGGTGTCCTTATCAGAGTTTATCACGCATATAGTAAAGAATTAAATAATAAAAATAAAAGTGATGAAAAATAATAAATAAATTTCCACTACCCAATATTGGGTAGTGGACCTTTTTATCGTTTATTTGCTTCATAGATACTCATAGCAAAATACATAAGGATTGATTTGAAATATAAGTTTCTAGTTGCTAGACGTTGTTTACGTCTACGATATGCAATAGAACCTGTCTCTAACCAATCTTCTATAATTTGTTTCATACGAGCAATATGAGGATCTTTTGAATTTGGTTTTGGGTTTGTAGTAAATACAATGAAATCCATATTCAAAACATCTTTTTCTTTAGATTGTTCAAAGTAAGTATATATCATAATAGATATAACTTCACGAATCTTACGAGTAGCATTTGGTGTATTAGTAATAGACTCAATAATAGACTTGAGTTCATCTGTTTTAACTGCTGTATTAGAAGCAAGTTTACAGTTTCTATATGATACACCACCAGCAGTTATGAATGCCATAGTTTTATCGATATTCTTTTCAGCTAAGAAAGAGTCTGATTTAGCAATTCTATATTCTGATGGATTTTCAGAATCTTCATTATCGGAATTGTATACCATGTAGTCTTTATTTTCATATGCTTTATAGTATTCTTTAGCAATATTTTTAATAAAGTCTCCCAAACGGTTCCGTAACTGTAAGATTATGTATACTACATCATCGTCATCGAAGTCTCTAAACTTAGTCTTATACGTACTATACCATACTTGACATTTAGAGCGAATAGCACCAAAGATATTACCTTTACTTACGATATCAAACTTCTGAGACATCGCATTATTTACTACCCATTCCATTACATAATCTACTGGTTCAATAGGGAAAGAGCGATAGTGTAATGAAGGATAGAATTTACCAGTGAACCCCATATACACTGATGCCAATTCTAGCATCTTTGTATCATGTTTATCCATGAAGTATTTTACAATACAAAGACAGAGTACAGTTGTAGGATCTTGTGGTGCTACGAAGTTATACCGTTTATCGTCACCATAGTAAGTATTAGCGATAGCATCCTTGACTAGGTTGATATCTATACCAATACCAGCAAATAGTTTATCTGAATCTGCTTTAGTGTATGGAATTCGTTTTAAAGGTAAAGTAGAGAATACATATTCAGCTCTAGCATCAATAAATTCTTTGAATATCTTAGCAAATTCACGTTTACCTCGTTTATCCATAGCTTCTTGTACTACAGGATATACAAGTTTCTTGATTACGCTAGTATTATTCTTCATATATCTTAGTCTTCTTTAGTTTCTTTACCACTGATAACTAATTCACCATTCTCGCCAATATCAAGAGAATCAGCATAGAAGATTTTACCACAAGTATTGCATTTATTGAGTACTACTGTTTCAGGATCAAAACCTTTTAAGAACTTAGTGTATTGAGTAGCTTTTTCTACTACAGTATTACTCATTGGCGTTAAGTCTTCAGAAGATGCTTCAGTAAATTTAGTAACTACTGAAGGTTTGCATCCTTTGTGGGAATGTTGAATATGAACAGTGAAATCTTTATTAAGTGAACGTTTATTCTTATTCACGAATTTAATAATATCTCCAGTTTTAATATTCATTATTAAATTACCTCCTTTTAATCAAAAGTAAACAAAAAATAAAGAAGGCTAAGCTTCTTTATTTTCTTTTTCCATCATATAGTCATGCATGAATTTAGATTCTCCTAAAGTAAGATAACGTTTATATACTATAGAGAAATCTGCTATATATGCACAAGCAAATAATGAATTCGGATTTTGCATATCTATCTTAAGAGTTTCAAAATCCGAGTTTGAGTATAAGAATACCGAAAATGTTGAAAATGGGGTACCATCGTCAGCATTTATTCTAGTGTAAGCAATAATAGCTTTACCTTCGGCAGCACCATTATATATTTCAATGAAAGTATTTGCTTTCTTCTTACCGAGAAGTCTTACAAATAATGGTTTACAAGTAATCAAGTCAACAAGACTTTCAACTTTAACAAGAACACCTTTCATTGGTTGTAAATCTATCTTATTTGGCATAGATATACTGAATGCTGTACCACTTGGATATTGGAATTCACTTAATCCATATAAGAATAACATTTCTTTAACATTTTCTGGTGTTCTTTCGGCAATCAATTTCTTAAATCTTCTATATACATCTCGTTTAGCAGCATAAGCCATACCAAATGTATCGATGTATCTACCACTAATCCAAAGTAAGTTAATAACTATCAATCCTAGAATTGCTATGGTTATAATAGTAAAGATTAATGCAACAGTATGTGACATTTTAACCTCCAGTAAAAGATAACCCATAACCTAATATTAGGTTATGGGGTTTATTATCTTTATCGAGAAATAGAAGTATGAATGATACCAGAAGCATCAATAAGTTTAGCACCAGCACTAACACTAGAGCCTTCTGGGATACTAGCTACAGGAATTTGGTATTTTTCTTTCATAGATACTACGTTAAGAGTATCATGAGCATTACATACATGAATAGAAACGATAGAATCTGTTTTATTCAATTTAATACCAGTCATACCTGCCATACCACGTTTAGATAATGGTACAATAGCTAACGGGATACGATTTACTCTACCAGAAGCTGTAATAATTACAACGTCAGTAGAATTAGGAGTTAAACAGATGAAACCATCGACTTTATTCTTAGATTTCATACCAATAACACCTTTAGCCGAACGAGTAAGCATAGGAGCTTCAGTTCCAGGAACTCTAAGGATTTTATTATTAGAGTAAATAATCATTTCGTTATATTGACCCATGAAAATGATATCAGCTACCATATCATTGTCAGATAACTTAGTATAGATTAAACCACTTAATGGAACTCCAAGTAATTCAGCAATATCCATAGATTTAAAGATACCATTCTTTGTCATTACATAGACAAGAACACGTTCTTTATTCTTTTTACTATTTTCGATAATTTGTTCTACTACAGATTCTGGGATAATAGTACAAATACCTTCACCAGTGTATTTCTTCATAAGAACACGAAGATCTACACCACCAGAAGCACCTTTACCGAATGGAACTTTATTTACTGGTACTTTGAATACCTTACCAAGACGACTGAATAGAAGTAAGTTGTCTTTATTATCAACAACCAAGTTCAATTTGATGCGGTCATCTTTCAATTCACGGATATTTTCAGATTGGTCACATTTCTTAATAATACCTTTTTCTGTGAGTACTACTTTGAAAGTACCTTCTGGAATACCAGCTGCTTCAGAAGCAGAAATGAACTTACTACGGCGAGGACAACCGAACTTCTTATCAGCTGCTTTAAGTTCTTCAATAATAATACGATCAATTTCTTCTGGATGTGTAATTGTATGGAAGCATTGATCGATTACTTTAGCTGCTTCAGCCATTTGGTCTTTATAATATCCCAAACGTTCTTTAGAAAGTGCTTTAAGTTGAGCAGATAAGATGTAACTACATTGCAAAGGTGTCAATGGGTTCTTCATCTTAATATCTTTCATCAAGAATTCTTGAAGTTCTGCTTCTTTAAGATTCTTAGAACGAATCTTAGTAATTACAGCATCAATCTTACCTGTTTCTAATAAGTTAACAAATGCTTCCATTCTATGGAATTTTGTTTTAGCTTCGGATAAGATATTGGAGAAAGCACGATACTTACGTTCACGACGGAAGTTAATGAAGATTTCCAAATATTGTTTATAGTTCAACAAAGCTGGTGCTTCATTATAAACTACTTCCATATTTACAGAGATAGTTTTCTCTAAATCTGTAAGAGAATATAAACAATCTCTAACGTAGTTAGGGTCACATCCTTTCTTAAGCATAATATAAGCTGTGAATTTATCGAATGCTACATTCTTTTCATCTACTTGAGAATCGTCTAGTACTTCTTCGATTTGTGGTAATACATTACCTTCTACTAATTTTTCAATCTTACTTTGAATATTAGATAGATATACCATTGGTGGTAAAGAAGTAATCTTAATTGCAGGTTTCTTATTGAACTCACAAATTTCTGTTTGAGCACGTACTTTAAAAGTACCTTTACCTGTTTCAGAAATCTTTTTGAAGTCTGCTTCTACAATATCACAACCACAGCAGTCATCTGGTAATAATACTACAGAAGCATTAGGATTTTGAATCAAATTAATAGTAGCTGCAATTACTTCGGAAATATTATGCTTAGGTACAGAAGTTCTTAAACCTACAGCAATACCGAATGCACCATTAACTAACAAGTTTGGTACAACTGCTGGGAAATAGATTGGTTCTCTTTCAGAACCATTATAAGTTTCTTGCCAATCAGTAGAGTTCGGAGATTGTGCAAGATCACCAACTACACATTCAAGCCCATAATCAGAAATCATTACTTCTGTATAACGAGGAGCTGCTGCACCATCGCCAGACATATTACCGAATGAACCTTGATGGTCGATAGTTGGAATGTAAGATTCAAACCAGTTAGTCATAGGTTTAATAGAAGCATTTACAGAAGAATCACCATGTGGATGATACTTCTGTAATACGTTACCTACAACTGCTTGAGTTTTAATTGTTTCTCTACGACGAGTTTGTTTACCAAAATCATAAAATAGAGAATAAAGAATCTTCCGATGAACTGGTTTTAATCCATCGAAAGGATTTGGTAATGCACGACGACGAGCTACATAAATTGCATAAGTAGTCAAGTCTCGTTTAGATTGTTCCAAGATATTAGCTTGGATAATTTTTTCAGCCATTGTTTCCTATCCTTTATTTACCAGTAGAACCATGACCACCAGTACGTTTACCAGTAGCATTATCATCTTCAGTTGTAAAGTATTGTAAAATAACACCTTGAGCAATTTTATCACCATAGTCAAATATAGGATGGCTAGTGCCCATAGCTTTAAGAGATACTCTAATACAACCTTCGTTAGTTGGATTATTATAGTAATCGCTATCGATGATACCTAAAGTATTAGAGAACATGTAACCATTTCTTGCAGATGAAGAACGTGGTGCTAACATCAAGATCTTATCTGGATCTAGTTGTACTTTAATACCAGTAGGAATTTCTACATTAGTTGTATTGAGTTCGATTGCATTGAATGGATTTACGAAATCATATCCCGCAGATCCAAATGTAGATCTTTTAGGAAGTTGAATTCGATTATAGAAGATTTCTAATTCTTCATCAGTATACTCTCTATATTTCCAAAGATACGAATTTCGTACTTCTTGTATGAAAGTTTTTAAAGAGACTTTTTCAAATTTCATAGTATTGCTCCTTATCTACGTAAAATTACCTACTTAAATGTACACAAACGTATCAAATTAGATAATTTAATTCTACAATTTGCCCCTCTTTAACAAGGGTGTGTACATCTATAAAGCGTTGGTTCGTAGAGCCTCTAAAAGCTTGAGAATAGTCTTTTAAATCTTCGATATATAATCCATCTACAATAACATCGATATTTTTAATAGTAGCATATAAAGCTTCTGTATCTTCGAAGTCTTTATCTAAAACAAATCCAGTGTATAACCAAATACTAAATTCAGTACCATAATACTTCTTAAGAGCATATGTTAATTCTTGTACTATTTCTGGTTGATATAGTGGGTCTCCACCACTTAGTGTAATACCATCTACAATAGGATTGCTATCAATCATTTGTGTCACTTGATTGAATAGTTCTTGTAGAGTGTATTTAGTACCAAAGTTGAAATCTTGTTCTTCTTTGTTATGACAGTTGTAGCAATTATGCTTACAACCTGACAAGTATAGAGTCAATCTAACACCAGGTCCATCTACTATAGATTCTGGGTTAATTGCCGCTACATTAGTAGTCAATTCAGGATGTTTAATATATCCCATGTTGTTTCCTTTCTATTAGTTTTCTTTAGCTATAGATTATAGCTAGTTAAAAATAAAGGTTTTTAGGGGAGGAATTACCTCCCCTATAATTATTTTTTATCGACCATTTCAGAGCGGAGTAATACGATAGTATTTTTATTTTCAGATACTACATCGTAACCGCTAATGTCGATAGTAATTAAGTCCTCTTTACGTTCTTTTAGATTAAGAGTATTGACTTTAATTGTTCTTTCTGTGTTTGCTTCCATAATTAATTTCTCCTTTTTATTAAAATATAATTAAATGAAAAAGAAGCTCCCCTAGTCAATAATGACTAGAGGCTCTTCAATTCTATATTATATAATTTAAATGTGTTTTACTCGGTCATTAACTTCACAGAATTTACCCTTGTTGAATTTGCGATAGTCTGTAGTAATATAACCAGTTACACGACGTAAACGGTTGATATTAGTAGAACCACAAACTGGGCAAGTATCTGTGTTGATTTCACCAGTGTATCCACAATCATCACAGCTATCAATTGGGAAGTTGATAGCGAAGTATGGAACACGAGTGTCAGCCATAGCATAATCAATAATCTTTTCCACTGCTCTAGGATTACCAATTACACCAGAAGACATTTCAGCGTACATAATACAGCCAGCTGTTGGATAGATGGAGAATTCAGCTTCTGTATCAATTTTATCACGAACGGAGATGTTTTCATATACTGGAACATGATGAGAGTTAGTTAAGTACTCACGATCACATACACCTTTAATCTTACCAAATTCTTTTTGAAGTTTGGAAGCTAAGGTTAAGCAAGTTGATTCTGCAGGAGTAGCATATGCAGCGAAGTTCAAGTTATGACGTTTCTTACATTCGTCAGCATAGTCTGCAATGTGTTTAACTACAGATACAGCGAATTTCAATACGTCTTTATCTTGGTTATGGTATTTACCAAACATAGCATAGCACATATTAGCCACACCAATGTAACCTAATGCTTGAGAGAAGTGTTTCATTGTTTCATAAATGGAACCTTTTTCAAGAGCAGCTTCAGTATCAGCAGCTACATGGTTATGGTAAGTGAAGAAACCAGAACGAATATCTTGAGAACAGATGTGTTCGAAACGTTTAATAAGTTCACGTTCACACATTTCCAAGATTTCATCAAGTTCTTTGAAGAAACCATCAATATCAGCTTCTTTACGTTCACCTAAACAGATACCATGACGAATACCAATACGAGCTAAGTTAATAGTTACAGGTGTACAGTTACCGCGACCAGTCTTTTGATAACCCATACCATGTAAGTCATAACCAACTAGCGTTCTGCAACCCATTGTAGACATTTCTGTATCGTTATTGTATTCAGGTTTAGGAAGTTGCATTGTACGAAGTACTTTAGCTTTGTAAGGACCTTCTTCTTCAGTACATTCGATATCATAATTGAAAGATTCAGTGGTGATTGCTACTTCATTAGTTTCTGTATCTACAGCTAACCAATTCAATTTAGTATAATGATCATTACGATCAGTATTGTATTTATTGAATTTAGAAGTTGAATCTTTAATCAAATAACGTCTATCAGTAAAGCGAAGATCAATTACTTGAATACCATCTTCATCTGGAGCAGATACATATTCTTCAGGAATAGAATTAATCAATCTTTTCAAAGTAAGTTTATCATAATCACTTACTAAAGTTTTCTTGAAGTTCAATGGATCAAATACTTTAGTCTCACCAACATGGTGGTCAATACGTAAAGTTACTTCAGATTCAATTGGATGGAATACTGTTTTATTTACAATACGAATTGGGTGTACATCTGGAACATTGGATTGCCAATCAGCATTTACGAAGTTAGGATAAATGCGTTTAGTTAAAGATTTGATAGCAAGTTTCTTCAAATCATAGTTGTCTGTACCAGGACGATCGTTTACATCTTTCTTATAAACAAAGATGGAAATAGGGAAGATGGAAGTTGTATGGTTAATACCAATACCATCAAGAGATGCATTCATCATCCAGTATGTAGCTTTACGACCTTCCCAAGAAGTATCTAAACCAAAGTTAATGGAAGTGAATGGGACTTGAGAACCAGCACGAGATTCTAAAGTATTTAAGTTATGGTAAAGTGCTTGAGCACCTTGTTTACCTTCACGTTCAAGTTCTTCTAAAGCATAAATGTATGCTGGAGTACAGAAGTCTTTGAATATATTCCAATCGGCATCAATAGAAGCGGTATTAACTACATCTTTACCATATTTAGATACGAATGTATCATAATCGTTACCAACACCTGTACCAAAGTAACGTAAACCACGTTTGAAATGTTTCAAGAAGGAAATACGTACATATGGAGCTAAGTCAAAGTCGATCTTAGTAGTTGCAATACCACCAAATTGACATTGGGATTGGATTTGGAAGATAACTGCAATTAATTGACATGCTGTAGCAAAGGAATTAGCTGGACGAACGCCACCATTACGAGCTTCGAAACCATGAGCTAAACAATAAGCAATATCGGCATTTAAACAGTTATGAAGACCTACTGCATATTCAGATAAGTCATGAATATAAAGAATACCTTTACGGTGAGCTTCAGCGATGTCTGGGTCAATAAGAGAATTCAATGCAATTTCTTTTTGGATTACATCAGATGCTTCTTTCTTACGACCGCCAAAGGAGTATTCATCAACGTTAGCATTGGAGTTTTTAACGTCTTCACATTTAAGAATACTCATAACTTCTTTCATTGTTTCTGTTTTAGCTGTACGAATATCATTACGACGTTTACGATATGTGATATATTCACGAGCAACGTCTGGATATTTCTTCATTAATTGAACTTCAACTAAATCTTGTACATCTTCTACGGCAGCTGTATCAGATTCTAATTTATTTAAATTACGAACTACAGCTGTGGTTGTATTGTTGGCTGCTTCTTCATCTACAGCACCCACAGAATTCATAGCATTAAGAATTGCATTTAAAATTTTAGTACGGTCAAATTCAACAATACTCCCGTCACGTTTTTCAATATGTTTAATCATTAATAAAACCTCTTTTGTCTAGATATATTCTGTTGAGCAGAACCCAGCGGCACCAGGATGTCCTCCGCCACCAAATAGTTCTGCAATTCTGCTTACATCTATATCGGGGTTTGACGTATAAAGAGAAACTGTATATCGTCCAGTCTTTTGATCATAATATCTGATACTTTCACAGATATCGTATTCTTTCATTTTATCACCGAAACCCAAAGAGTTAGTGAAACCATATCCACGACAAACTGTGTAGGTTTTACCACCAATAGTGATATTAGTTGGTTGAGTGAAATTATCTGCTTGAATATCACTAATTATTCTCTTAGCATTAAAGATATCCCTACCAATCTTCAAGAATTCATTAATGTCACGCTTTGTAAGAATTCTTAAGAAATAAAATTCATTATCTGGCATTCTTACTCTATTACTAGCATAAAAATATTCATTTAAGTAGACAGGATCATTATCTGTATATACCCATCTATCATATTGGTCAATTAGATCCACTGTAACTGGATTGATATGATCAAAAGTATTTCCAAAATGACGCAGCAATTTCATTGCATAGTCACCATTATCTGGACATTTTGTTTTCTTAAGCACATCATAAACGATTTTAGCACCACATCTATTAGTATCTAATAATACAAGAGTCTTAAACTCATTATCAGAACTTTCTTCATTAGGTTTGACTATACGTAATAATCGGTCGCTGGTACTACCAAACTGCCTAATGGATGTAGCGTGATGGTCTGTCATAATAAATCTATGGCTAACCTGAGATATTAATTCAATATCATTTACCTTTAAGGAAAGGTCTACCGAGATTACATCTAATCCATCTGGATTGAAGGATGCAAAATCATAATCTTTTTCATAATTATATGCTATTGTCTTGATATCCCTATATTCAGTATACTGATTAAGGAAAGATCTAAGTATCTCTCTAGCGGAAATACCATCCATATCTGTATGGTGAAGAATAATAACTTCTTTACCTTTTACTTCATCACTAGTAAAATAAGATGTAAGTATCTCAGATACTTTTTGTAGATGGTCTCCTACTTCCGACATAGTACTAAATTGTTTGTTTAGCATTTTCTAATCACTCCTACCTCTTCTTATGAAAATTATATAGCCTTATAACTCAGGCAAATACGCTGTTTCCAGAGCTTTCTTAATCGCCCGTGGAACGTTAATGCTTACTGGATTGTATAAAAATAGATAAAAAACGAAAAGTTGATAATGGAGAGTCTTCTCAGACTCTCCATTATCGTTTGGATATGAAACTTATCTTTGATTGCCATTCTTTATCTATCTTTATAATTCACCAATAAGGCTAATTATACTCGATAAAATAATTTTTATAGTAAAGAACATTTATCATTCATTACCACCAGCAATTATAGACAAGCACATATTCTAATTCCTCATCAGGATCTTCATTGGCTTCTAAGAATATCTTACACCATTTAATGGTTTTAAGAATCTTTTCTTTCTCACCAAATTCCCCATCAAAAGGTCTTTGACCCCAGAAGAATCCAGAAGCATCGGAATATTCTTCCATGTTTCTTCTACAAGAATCTTCTAAGTCTAGAATATCACTTTTCTCTAACTCCAAAGGAATAGTGTTAAATAATTCCTCGCCGTTGTATTTATTGTAATACAAATCTTCCATAAATGCTTGAAGGTGTCTATACTTTCTGAAGTATGAAATTTCCATTTCTAACATCTTTGTATGAGTTTTCTTATCATAAGCTCTTACTTCAATATATGCATCTAATCCCATAACAAATTCCTCCTTTTGCGAAATTAAGGGTGGTACCGAATATTCGGTACCACCTCTCATTTATTTTTAAATATCATATCCAGCAACGTCAACGTCATCTAATAGATTATGTTTATCTGTATCTAATCGACGAATTTCGTTGATTTCACGTTGCATATCTTCAGCGGTGAACTGAATTAAAGTTCGGTTATAAGCTGGATGGATTGTAGAAATCATTAATTCTACTGGATTCATTTCACCTAAACCTTTATAGCGTTGGATTGTATCTGGTTTGGAATCATCTAGAGTTTTCATTAATGTATAAAGACTAACTCGTTTACCATCAATTTGATAACCATCGTCTTTATAGTTTTCATTAATACTATCTCCGATTAAACGATAGCAATCCTTTAGCATATTGGAAGTAAAGATAAGAGTTTGAACTTTATCTTTAGCCAAACCATCTACTACAAGGCATCCATTCTCTTCTCTTACGGAGAGATATGGGTATTCTTTATTGATAGCTTTCTTAATACCATTCAATGGAGTTTTTCTTGTAATAAGCTTATACAACGTTTCCATTAGTTCTGGATCTGTTGCATAGTCTTGACACAAGATATCCATATTTTGAAGATAATTGAAATTCTTATTCAAAAGACGTTCAATTTCTTTACCATGGAATGGAGTACCATCCCATTGTGTGATTACATGATTCTTAGCAAATAATTTATAGATATATTCGATATAATCGGATTTATCTGTAAAGTATTGCATGTTGCTAAGGTAATCATCTTTCGTAACCATACGTTTGTTCTTTTTCTTAATACCATACAATGGTGGAATAGCAGCGTATACACGACCTTGTTCTACCAATGGACGATAATATACCAAGAACATTTTTAACAACAAAGAACGGATATGAAGACCGTCAGTATCGGCATCGGCTAAGAATATAATCTTATCAAATTTACATTTGTCTGGGTCACATGCTTTACCAGCACCACAACCTAAGATAGTATAAATAGCTTTGTTTTCTTCATTATCAAAGAAGTCTTTACGACTACATGTCATAGCATTCTTTACTTTACCACGAAGTGGGAAAATACCTTGACAGCTATGGTCAATTGCAGTACGACATGGATTCAATGCTGAATCTCCTTCTACCAATATGAATTCAAGATTCTTCTTACCAGTTGGTTTACCATACTTGGAAGGAAGACCTGTGAATACTGATACTTGAGATTTCTTTAATGTATCAATCTTCTCTTTAGTTACGTTCAAACGTAAGGTAGCGGCAGCTTTAGCATGGTTAGAAATTCTAGATACACCATCAGCGTTCTTTTTACACCATTCATCTAATGCTAGTTTAACTAAGTCTTTGATAAATGGTTCTAAGTCAGCATTAGAAAGAATTTCTTTAGCCTGACCAGAGAACATTGGTTCAATATGGAATGCAGAGATTACACCTTTGAAACCAGATTTGATATCATTATTAATGACAGAGATCTTACTAGAATTATTGAATACAAATTTATTCAAATAATTACGGAAGTAAGTTGCTACTGCATCAACTAAAGCAGATACGTGAATAGATTGGCTGATAGTAGGACACATATTACCGAAGGAGACTACTTCTTCAGAACTGTCGATATCATCAGCACCCCAAGTGAATGCAATTTCTGCACGCATTGTTTTCTCTGGATTCATACCAGAGATATAGATAGGATCGCATACACGTTTCTTAGTCATTGTATCTAAGAATGTAAGGATACCTTTTTCATTTACCAAACGTTTTTCAATTACTTGACCACGTTTAGTTACACCTTTGAAGTTTACAATAGCACCAATTTTCATCAATGGTACTAAAGTACTGATAAGATTAAGTACGTCATCACATGTTGTAGTGATTTCACCCATAATATCATAACAAGGTGAGAATTCAATTCTAGAACCTTGACGATTTTCTTTATTAGGTTGGCTAACTTCACCTTTACTCCATGGGAAGCCTTCAATGAATTCCATGTGTCGATGTTCGGCTTTACCACTTGGAGAAACTTCTTTACATAAGTAGCTATCTACAATAAAGCGACTAGACAAAGCATTGGTAACTTTAGCACCAACACCATGACGACCAGAGGAGAATTCACCTGTACCTTTTTCTTTATCAAAGTTAGATGATGTATTTGGTTTTGTGAAGATACGTTCGATATTGTCGAATGGAATACCACGACCATTATCCATACTTACGAAAGTATTTGTATCTTCATAATATTCAGTCCAAATTTCAGTACACGGAGATTTATCTTTCATTAATTCATCCATGGAGTTTTGAAATACTTCGCGAATCATATTAATAAAACCTTTATCTCCAACGTAACCAATATATTGACCTGGAGTTTTTCTTACAGCCTCTGTAAATGAACCCATAGTTCGAATAGATTTGCCATAAGAATTGATATTCTTTTTAAATTTCTCAATCGAGGTCATCTATTTATTACCCTTTCAAATAAGATAAAAATAAAGATAAAAAAGGAAGTAGAGAATAATCTCTACTTCCAAATGTTATCTTAACTTCATCTACTAGTTTTCAAAACCAGGGATAGCCGCTGCCGCAGATGCTGTTGTTGTAGCAGGTTGAGCTTGTGGAGCTGCTACAGGAGCTTGTTGACCAATAGGATTAGCCATGCCTTCAGCAGGGTTAGCTACAGGTTGTTGAGGAGCAGCTTGTGCTGGAGCTACAGGAGCTTGGTAGCTTTGTGGAGCACCCCAGCCACCAGCTTGAGGTTGTTGCATTTGCATACCTGCTACTGGTTGAGGTTGTTGTTGGTAACCACCATTCCAGAATGCACCGTTCATTTGAGGAGCTGGTTGAGGAGCCCATTGTTGTTGTTGCATACCAGGGTAGCCATAACCATACATAGGAGCACCAGTTGTGATTGCAGACAAACGATTCAATGTGTTGTAATCGTTAGCATAACCATAACCACCTTGAGCTACATTCATGGAACCATAGTAGTTCAAAATGTATTCAGCGGATTTATCCCACATTTTTGGCAATTGGTCGATAACCGTGCCAAATACATACAATTTGTCAGCCAATTCTGGAGAGATTGGACCCCAGTTAGCTTTCATTGTATTCCAGATATCGTTGAATTGGGAAACTACGTGACGAACGTTGTTGCTTAATTCTTTACGATTTTCATTGGATGGCTCAATATAATTAAACGTTTCATGGCAGATACCACATGTGCAAGAGCCGTCTGCATTCGCACTTAATGTAGATTGACCATTGTGATCACGGTGGTTACATTTGTAACGTGCAATTTCTGTAGAGTCTTTTGGTGGTTGGAAGAAAGCTTCCATATCACGAGTATTGCGGTTACGAAGAGCGTTGATTTCGTCTTGAGTCAACGTAGAGTTCATAGGCATATTCGTGTTTTGTGGTGCCATTTGAGCTGCCATAGGTTGAGGCCATTGTGGTTGCATACCCATACCATAGCCATAACCACCCATCATTGGTTGTTGAGGTTGTTGATTGAAGTTGTTGTAATTGTTAGTCATTGTTTTATCCTCCTGACTAAAAATGTGTGTAATATAAAAATATTTTTTAAAATAAGATTTTCTTATTTCATAACGATATTATATAGTTAAAATTCATTTTAACTATATTATTTTTTAAGCTCTTCGCTTACCATACCAAGTGGTAATTCAGATGGTTTTTTAGTCTTGGCATAGTTATTGCGATAAGCAGAGTGTTTATTCACATCCAATGGATCGAAGATAGCGGCTTTAATAAGACCACCGATATTGTCATCGATTGGAATTACTTTAGCACCATCACCAACACCATGAGCGGATGGGAATTTAGCTTTCAATACTGCTAAAGATTGACCAAAGGATTCTTCAGTCAATTGAGTCCACATCTCTTGAATATTGTCATAGTTAGATGCGGATAACATACCAGCATAGACTTTACGTCCAGTACCAGCAGGTTCAAATCCTGTTCCTTTTTCATTTGTAGAATAATAGAATAGAATATCGTTATCATCGTCCCAAATGAAATGCTTGTGGGCTCCACTTAAGATTACATCATTATCCAAACGAATACAAAGTGGTTCAGCAATGTTCTTTTTGAGAGATTCACTATATCTCAAGACGCTCATGAAAGCATCTCGTAGAGCGATAACTTGTGCTTTTTCCATTATTTCACCTCCATGCGATAAAAATAGCATCATACTCATATAAGAGTATTCTTACAATATTGTTAGCCGGATATTAAAAATTAAATTATAAATTTATACTGCTTTAATTTTACACCCATACTAATCAAGTATCCTAAATTACCATTGGAAGCTACCATATCGTTGAAGCCAGATAATGCAATATCGTAAACAGCTAGAAGTTCTCCATCCGTTTGCATTACAGTAAAGATATCTTGAGAACCATATTTCTCATAGAATTCTTTAGTTGCATTATAATGAATCAAAGCATTCAAATGTAAAGTTTGTAATGCTGGGATTACGATGTGAGTTACGAAGTCATATGTAAAATACTTATTATACTTTTCAGTAATATTTCCATATGCTAAGTCCTTAAGTAATAATGGTACTTTCTTCATTAAACGTTCAGGACGTTCCATTACCATAAAGGTATCACCTTTGGATTTAATCAAAGGATCGAAGAATGCAGAACCATAATTATTCTTCTTATTAGGTTTAGCCATTATTTTCCTCCTCATCACCATACAAATCCCAACGATAGAAAGCTTCGATACGAGCTTCATATGTATCTTCACCAAATTCAGGATCGATTGGATCTAATTCAATGATTTGCTCTGCTTTATCTAGAATGAATTCATTCCATACAGATAAATCAAAACCTTCATCAGAACCATTGAAGATAATATTATTCCAGTCGGATTCGGCTAGCATATTATTTTCTAAAAGCATTCTGATAAAGGAATAGAACGAGATACCATCACTGATCTTTTGAGAATCAGAGATGATCATAGATTTGAACCAGTTGATAGAATCTTCACCATAGAGATCTGGTAGATTCTTAATAATCTCTTTAGCCGCGTTACCACGACCTTCGATTACTGCATAGGTTCTTTCTTGTTCCACTGGAGTATCAGAAGATTCACTAAATTCAATTAGTAATAGATACTTCTTGATCTCAGAAGGAACGATAGGTTTGTTTTCTTCATCCAAGAATACAAATGGTTGGATAAAGTCAGTTCTTGTTAACTTTTTCATAGGTGTGCTCCTTTCTATATTAAAAATATAATTCATAGAGTTAATATTACTCTACCATATAGATATTATATAATCGTATAGAATTTTATTATATCCAGATTTGAATATCCATGTCCAGAATACACTGGACAGGATAAACACTAAAAGCCAGAATAATACATATGTGGTCTTTTTCATAGTACTGCCAATATACAGAATATAACCAAAGCAGCTATGATAATAGATTGAATCGTAACTACATATTTCAATACTTTCTTACTGGAAATTCTATTGTCGTCTAATTCTACATGATGATATGTACAACCGCCACCGTTTTTGATATCATAGAACATACAACAATAGCACATTCCTTGGGAATTGAAGTGCTGTGCTAATGGTCTACCAGAGTGCTCGACAAAGCCGAAGCACACATCTCTTTCGAGAATAGCTGGTAGATCTTTATTATTATCATATTTACGAGATTTCTTGGATTTCTTCTCCATAATCTCTTTATTAGCTTCTTTGACCTCAGCCAATGTACTTGCATCGACTGTAGAATCTTCACAGGAAGTTGCTTTGTAATTAGTTTTAGTTAAATCTAACTTCCTATGGCGTCTTTGTTTTACTTTACGACCCATTAACTTCCTCCTACCATATAATATCTATAATAAAAGCCATAATTATACCTAATATAATTACGCTAAGGGCAAAGACTTTAGCATCGTCCTTAAACATATTCAATCCCTCCAGTATATAAACAATGCCCAGATATAAGTTAAAACAAAAGAGGTTATAAATACACCGATTAATAATACTCGATTATTTATAATAAATTCTTTTTTGCTATTTATATCAGTTGTCTCTCTTGGAGGAATTGATTTCTTCCTTTTGAAATTTATATTAGCTGTAGTCAATTCCTTGAAAGGAAATTTACACTCATTATAGTACTGATTGTAATGCCTACAACCAGTACAACCATTTTCAGGAACAAATCTAAGACGATTATGTTTCTTAGCATTCCTGAATTTAGGACATCTCTCCTGCTCCACTTATTTCACTCCCTAATAGAATTTCTTCGATTTTAATACATAGATGCAAGTATTACTGAATCGAGTGATACCTACATAATCTAAGTTTCTATTGATATTCTTATTCATGTATTCAGAAATATAAATACCGTTCATGAACTGAGAACCTTGGGAGATATGAGTAGTAATAGCATAACCTAATTCAAATAATTCACCAGCTGGACGATAATGACCGCTCTTAAACATGTCTTTATCTTCATAAGCAGCGTTGAAGTATTTGAAATCACATTTCAAGTCTCTAAATACAGATGGGAATAGATTTGGCATAAAGTCTATATGGAAACTATCGGAAGATACTCCCAATACAGATGGTTCATTGATTACTCTACCGGTCAAACCATTAGCTAGACTGATACCATGCTCAGATCTCAACCAGTTATTCTTACGACAAATCAGTTGTTCACCATAAGCCGGTATCTTAAGCATAGGATCTATACCATTAAGCTCTCTCATAAAGCGATTATAACGTTCTCTTGTTTTATTACGACCACAGATTACAATATCTGCTATTTTAAACATATCTGGATGTAATTCGTCTTCATAGATTACGTTTACATCACCATACAATCCACGATGGATTGGTTGATTATTTAAAATACGGTCTGCAAGATACACAATCGCTGAACTTTGGGCTTGTCTCATAATGGTATTGAGCACATGAACCTTACCATCATATAAGTATGCTGGTCTATCTGCTACAGGAGGTAATTGGTTTAAATCCCCTGCGGCAATAATCTTAATTCCACGAGATTCTATTTCTTTCTTAAGAGAATATGGAACAGAGCCTGCTTCATCTATACATATCAACTTCTTACCAATAAGAGGAGTTGGTACAAATACCAATCTTCTTTTTGGTCTATTGAAATATGGGTCTATATTATCATAATCATATTCCCACTTAGGTTCAAAGAGCCACGAATGAATTGTCTTAGCATTCATTAACCCTTTAGTTCTAAGAACGATAGCGGCGGCACCTATATATGCCATAGGTGCAACCTCTTCTGGCATTAAACCAAGACGTCGAATTATCTCCATCATAACAACAGATTTACCTGTTCCGGCTTTGCCAGAATATTGAAATACTTGTTCTGATGAATTATGATAAAAATCAACGGCGGCTTGAACAACTCTTTCTTGTTCTTGACTTAATTCTATCATAATTATCTCCAAATTAAATTTTTCTGAATACAGTGATTAACCCATCTGGGTTTTCTGGTTGTTCAAATTCTTCATAAGTACCAATATCCAACTTAGCTAAGTCTCTGTATTCAAAGACATTAGCATCATCGATCTTATAAATCAAATCTAGATATTTGATACAATCACGATGATATTGATTACCAGATAATTCATACATATTATCGAATTTGATCGTAGCATGACCAAGATCATTCATCTTAGCATTAGTTACGTTTAAGAATAAGATTCTATCTGTGTCTTTGTTAAGGTTCACTTCAAGGAACCAACAAACACAGTTGATACAAAGTTTAATATCATTATAAGGATCAAATAGTTTAATTCCTAATGGTAATTCTGGTACAGCTTCTGGATCTCCAGTAGCCATAACAGCTTGTTCCTTTAATCTATTATACATCCCATAGTCGATGTATTTATTACCATCGTATGTGAAGTATAATAACTCATTATTTTCTAAAGACTCCTCGGAACATAGGAGATTATCGTTTATAAATGGGATAAGACCCAATCGTTGAATCATACGATCTGAAAATAATTCAGCATTATGATTCATAGTCTCATAATATCGTTGCTGTTTAGCTAACTCTTTCTTGGTTATACGAGGCATTTGGAACTCCTTCTTTAAATCATTCACATAAATATAATAAGAAATTACTTATTCATATTTATATTATATACCCAAGTTCTATTTTATCCAAGGAGGTAAATTTAGATGGCTTATAATGATACATACATTGCTGTATTACTAACAACCTGTGATAAATACACTCCAGGGAAACAAACTTTTCGTATTCAAAGCTTAGTTGGTCTCAAGGAAAACTCTAATCAAATAGAGAAGACTGAAAACCAAGGTGGTAATCTTTTGAATAAAGAAACCGACCATCTACCTTTAGGTAGTGCCAATACATCAGCTGTAATCACAATTGATGTACCTTATGAAATCTCAAGAAGATTTCCTGTTAAATTTATCCCACCAGGGACTCGTTTCTTAGTATCGTTCTCTTCTGGTGATATCAAGAATCCTATCATCGTTGGAGGTGACTACTAATGTCGTATTATGATTACTCTAATTTAACTGCTCCCGAAAATGCCCATACGTTATCCGAATTCGTTACTGCTGGTAAAACCCATGCCGAAAATCGGTATGTTGATTTCTGCTATATGGAGAAATTGGGAAGTATTAATTTCGTGGTACGAAATATTTTGAGGGATTATATAGAAGAACTCAAGGAAGAAACAATCGAATGTACCCTAAGCCTTGAGGAGCAGTTAAAATATAGATATAATCCTAAACACCTAGCACTAGATATTTATGGAAGTACAGATTTATACTTCATTATCTTGATGCTTAATGACATGATTGATGTCAGAGAGTTTAGAGATATTCATAAAATTAGATTACTTCGTAGAAGTACTCTAATGGATATGATTTCTAAGATCAATACATCTGAAAGAATTAATCTAGAGAAGTATAATGCTAAGCATTCACATCTGTAGATTCGTTCTTATCCCATTTAACGATAAATCTAACGTCTACTCTATCACCGTATAGATTAGTCCCAGAACCTTTAACTACAACTTCATAACCAAGTAATTCGTAATAGCCAATAATATCTTCTAGGTCTTTCTTTTTGAGTACAGCTAATTTGCTGTACTCAAATATTTGCTCTTTTTGAGTCTTAGCATTTTCAATCAATGATACAATCTCTTCATTCATAGCTTGAATGAAAGCTGTTGCTGTATCAGAATAGTTTTTGAATTCTGTGATGATGTTAAATGCATCTTGTGCTGTAATCATGGGTAATCCTCCTGATTTAAAAATATAATTTATATTAAGCAAGGAATGAGATTACTTTAATCTCACCATTACTCATATCCATATCATCCATTACATACAATGGCTCTTCTATCATACTAAACGGGTGCAATAATTCAGATTCATCGATTACTATATCCTCTTTTGGTTCATTACGAACTACTGTAGGTTGTGGTATAATATCTAATTCATCTTCACTATCTAAACCCATAAACGGACTTGGCTCTCTCAGTAATTTATTTTCTCTTTCTGGTAATTTTACACTACCATCAAAGCGATACATTTCTGATGGAGCTCCGTTCATAATATCTTTCTTACTACCACTAAGGTTAAGTACACTCAATGGTGAAGCAAGCTTAGAATCTTCTACTAATTTAATAGTATTAGTCTTGTCAAATGGTTGGAAGAAAGTCCTATCAGTTGCTGTGCATTTATAACGAGTCTTAGTTACTTTGAAACCCATATACTTTTCTTCACCGACCCATTGTGGAACGATAAAGATAGTAGCATCTACGTTTTCATCGATAAGACTAGACTCACCGATATTAGCACGACCGATACCATCGGTAACATCTTTCTTAGAATTATTACGAATTTCATCTACAGTTTTAGCACCCTCACGGTTAATTTGTGATGCGGTGATTACTGGAATATCGAATCTATTCGCAAAGTTTTTCAAGTCATTGATTACTGCACCTAATTTAAAACGTTCTTCCATTTGATAATTATCAATTGGTTTAATACGTTTAATATAGTCGAATAATACCCCAATGACTTCATATCCTCTATTCGCAAAGTCTTCTGTCATTTGATGTAAATAACTTACATCAACAGAGTTGATTGGTTTATAACGAATCGCCATGTTAATTGGAGATGATTCATTAACTACCATACCCTCTTCAGCTAATTGTTCTAATACTTGGTCTGTTGTGAACTCAGCCATATCTTTGTCTGTACCACAAGAGATAGTATATAAAGAATCAACAGCTTCTCTCATTGTATTTTCCATTGTGAAGAATAACAAGAGAGGTTTCTTAGTTTTATCTTTGCATTTGAAGTTTGTATTATACTTCTTAATTTGATAGAAGATATTAAGTAAGGTTGTCGTTTTACCTTCACCTGGTAAACCAAATAAACAGTAAACACGAGAACCTTCGAAACCACCAGAAAGAATATCATTAAACCGATGCATACCAGTTTTCAATTTGTAAGAAGGTTGTTTCTTACGATTGATGATTAAATCTAATGGTCCTCTTGGATTAGACAATAAGAAGTCTGTTTCATCTGTATTTGTATCAATATAGTTTTCATTGAATTGAGTAGATGCACCATTAATTATTTCTTTAATACGCATTGCATTTTCGAAATAATTTTCAGGACTTCCGTTTATATAATCCGCGATGGATAGATTCAAACTTTCGATAGTTTTATTTACAGTTTGAGTATCTAAGATATTTGTAACAACATCTTCTACCCATTTAACTTCACCATCAGAAAGTTCTTGGAAAGATGGAATATCTAAATTTTCATATTTATTACCAACCAATCCACAGATTGTAGTTAATAATAAATCACGACCAATTGTAGACCCGTATCTTAATCTAAGCTCAATAGCATCTATAGCAAATAGATATCTGAGCATCATAGATTCGTTTTCGCTGAAGTGTTTTACTTCACTAGCCTTTAATACTTTCAATAAGTTTTCAAGACCAGTAACTCCAATCATTTGATTTTCGCTCAACGCGTATTCACAGAACTTAGTAAACATTTGGATGTTGTAATTTACATTCAAACGTACTGTTTGGTTTCTTTTTGTACCATACTTACTGGTTCTACGACGCTGTCTTTCACGGATAGTTTCTGCCATCGTACCACAATTCCTTCCCAAGAATTAAAATTAAATATTTTGTAAGATTCCGATTAAATCTTCGTAAGTCAAAAATACGCTTCCCTCGGATTGATTAATATATCGAACCAATTTATTCTCCGGCGTAATATTCTTATCGAAAAGATAATCATAATTTTCGTACTCGTTTTGAATCTCTTGAAGATTCTGTACTATATTGTCATTATGAATTTTAGTTTCGATTTTTACGTTAGGATTATTCCGATAAAATGTCTGAATAATCTCTAAATTCTCTGGATTAGTCTCAGTAAATCGAACTCTAAGATATTTAATATCTTCTTCTTTCATAGTTTGAGCAATATATGCTATCATATCTTTAGGATCTCCATTGATCATGGAATCCATATTGATAGTAATATACTTATCAGATATGATTGGTTCATAATGAACGGCATATTGTCGAGTTCTCATATCTTGCATCATGATGATGAAGCCTTTTTCTTCTTCTTCACCGAATTGCCATCTATATGGAGAACCACAATAGTAGAAATGTTTTGCATAACACCCAGGTGTATGCACATGACCAGATATAATTGGACCAGCACAGTGTCTGAAATGGTCCATATAGAATACTGGTTCTCTATCTGAATTCAAATTAGGTATATCTTTACCAAAGATAGCACCTACGAATGTACCATGCATATAGCATGCATCATAGAATCCAGATTGGTATAAAAATTGCTCATAATATTCAGAACCTTTTCCATATAATTCTGGAATACAAAGAATCCTTTTACCTTTGACTGTTTCGAATTTAACTTCTTCGATAATCCGAACATCTGTCCCATTTGCTATAGCTTGTTCAGCCATAGGGTAGAATAATTTTATTTGATCTGCATCATGGGAGTAAGTACCGGCAATGATTAATAATGTAGCATTTTTAATTGCACATACTTTGATCAAATCAGAAATAAAATAACAAGCTAACGAAACAGACTCAGAGTTAGCCATAAATTTATGATGAAAAATATCACCATTAACCGATACTATATCTAGAATCGGTAGGGTCATAAGTCGATCTATGAATTGGTCTTTTAATAGTTTATATTGTTCTTTTGGATCCATAGCTCCAAAATGTATATCCGATATATGGGCTTCAACGAAAAAATCTTGCATATTATCCCCCTAAAATTGTCTTAAAGTGTCTCTTATGGTCGTGTTAGAGCAACTTTACATTTTAATTTGAGAACTATATTGTAAGGAAGAAAGATACTAGTTTTGTTTCCTCTTATAAAAATATATACCTTAATTCAGTCACATATTGTTTTACACAGCCATAACAAATGTGAACTACAAGAATATAAATTTGGTGATTAGTTTATATTCGTTTTAGCCTGCTGACTAAAAAGATACTTGACATGATATAGACCGTTCGTGTTGGTTTTAAATATGGTTTTTAGTTGATTAACATATTTAAAATCAGGTCTATAAAAACTCCTATGCTTAAATAACTACTGTTGTTCGTTTATAGTAACTTTCCTTATAGATAATATAAAATCTTTAGTTTGTTTGATGGCCAAACTAAAGCTCCTTGTGGACCTTTCTGTCTTACACTACTTAACATGACTCTTAATACTGTACGTTTAATGCCAAACTAGTATCTTCTTCCTTAAGCGTACATTGCTGCTCCAAACTAATGATGTGTGTACTCGGTCTACTCCATATGGAGTAGACCACCCTACTTTATTTTTTATTACATCAATTTACATATAAATAATTAGAATATAATTGTGGTAACGATTTAGACCATCTTTCATTTATAATACGTCAAACAACAACCTAAACGATTACCCTGTTATACTTCTAATAATTCATAACCAAGAACCCTTCATTTTATTCATATTCGCAAAACATCACATTACCTTTTATATTTTTGATATGGAATAAGATGTTGTAATAGAATTAGACTTAACCACATTTCTTATTTTATTTTAGATAAACTGTAAACTTATCAAAATCATATATAAGACAAATCAGAAAACAGCTAAATACATTATAACAACACAGTGTAGATTATCTCAATCTATAAATTAACTACAAACTTTATAAGTCAATTCTTGGTTCTTGGTTTATTTTGCCGGTTTAGAAAAACCGGAAGAGAATTTTATGATAAAAGTCCCGTTACCAGATATCTGGTAACGGAGGCTTTTTCGCAAAATTATTTATTGTAAATTTCGTTAGCTTGTTCTAAGAATAGTTGTACACATATCTCTACTAACTCATTGGTTATTTCAGATTCTAATTGAGGTAATCTATAATTACCTGAATCGATATATCTATTTGGTTTTAATTCATATAATGACCAAGAAACTCTATCGTCATCATAAGGACAAACCTTATATCTCATCAAACGGTTTCTAAATATACCGATATCAATAAAGTACATATCGTCTTTAGTTACTTTATAACTTGGTCCTACAAACCTAATCATATTATACTTAAGCTTACTACCGGTTGGTTTATTTAGATATAGACTATGGGTCTTAGTATTATTTTTACTTAACTCAAAAGTCCATAATGCTGCCCAATAGAGATTATTTCTTTTAAATAATCTCTTTATACATGATTTAAAGCTAAGAGTATAGAACCATAATACTATAGAGTAGAGAATAGGAGCAAACCATCTTAGTTTTTGTATAGTCATAGAGTAACCGACTATATATCTTATTAAAATGCGTTCGACCATTTTAGCTCCTTGTATATATCTTTGAACTTATTCTCCATATTTAGGATATAGTTATAGGAAGTCAATAGACTAAAGAACATCTGATGGCAATATTCCATAAATTCAGCTTGTTCTGGTATATTCATATCGCAATGAACTACTTCAAATACACTATCACGTTTATCCATTCGAAGTATAGTAAATCCATCAACTTCAATACCTTCACAATACCATAATAGATATCTATAAGCTGCTAATTGTAAGAAGTACTTAAAAGATACTTGATTAGAAGTCTTAAAGTCCATTAAGAAGATTCTATCATCTACCGATAATAGTAAATCATAGGTACCACCAAAGTATGGACAAGTTAGAGTCTTTTCAGAACCTAATACTGTTACTTTGTGCTTATCATTAAGCATTCTCCACCAAGTTTCGAATGATTCAATACAATTCACTGATTCTTGCATCAAATCATGACCTGGTTCTAGATTTGGTGAATTAGTGATAAGTTTAGCAAGGTAATTGTGTACTTCCGTACCAATATTTGCTGCATGATTTAATACTTTTCTATAACTTTGACGTTTAAATCCTAAACTATTAGCCCAATACATCAAAAAATCATCATGGATAGTTCTCCCAAGAATTGATGTTACTCTTGGGACTTTGATACCGTTACATTCGTAACTACTTTTAAAATCTTTATCTTGTAATACAATATCTTCAATAATTTTGATATAAGATTTTGTTAAATCGTTGTCTAAGACCATTGTTCGACTTATTCCTCCCAATATTATAATATACAATTATTGTAAAAGATAACCAGTTTAGTAAAAATCATGACCATCAATAGAGAATATTTCTGGTGATTTACCGGATAATAACTCATGCATGTGTTCTGGTGTTGGGATTTCTTCCCATCTTTCTGCTCCATCGTATTCATGACGGTATAGAATATAGTCGAGAGTATAGATGATAATATCGGTATTAACCTCAACAGTACCAAGACCTTCATCGTATGTTTTATATCTAGCTATATCCTTAAACATTTCCCAAGTCATAAACTTGCAATCTTTAGGTTTCTCTCTATTTACAACGTATATTACTTCTTCTTCTTTTATCCCTAAATTATCTAATACTTCTAGAGTCTCTTTTAATAAATTAGCCATTTTTATTCTCCTATTAAAAATTATAACTTTTGCATTTTATAATGATGTGCCGGTACAAATAGATTACAAAAACATAGTAGTAAAATTACTAAAATACCCCCGTTTCGTTTAATGAAAGGATGATATATAGTGGCTAAATCTATTACAGATGGCTTTATTTTTCAAAGCTACAAGCTAAATGAACAAGACATGCTTAAAGAAATTATGCATGGTTCCAGAATAGATAAAAACACAACGGAATTTATCGAAGATATTGCTACTCCAGTAAAACGTAGTAATGCTCCAGCTTATTTGATGAAGATTCTTACTTCTGAAAACTGTGTACTTCTTGTACCAAAGAAACCTTTCCCTCGTCCATTTAAAGTAATTTACTCTGGTGATGGTAGAGATAAAAGAAATAAGAAAATCTATATCGATGTAACTGGATTGGTTAAAACAAATAAAAACAATCGTTTCAATGCTAATATCGAAACATTGATTGCTTATCTTGTATCTGCTAAAGTAAATATGGTTTATAATAAAATCCCTAAGACTTATGTAAATACAAGTAAGAACTTTATCGACTTAACTTACATCTATGCTCGTCTATTCACTCATATTATTGACTTCGTAGGTAATATTTCTAATATTCCTGGTCAAAAAGAAAAAATGATGTATCATGCTGCTCGTTACTTCATTCAATCAGTAGCAGAATTAGATGTAAACGAAGATAAGGTTATTGAGCTAGCTGCTAAAGCTGCTGGTATTCGACCTATTGAAGCTAAGACTCTTTCTATCGTAGCTAATGAAGAGGATTATAAAGATCTTCCTACATTCATTGAGTTTATTAAAGAAACATTCAAACTTGATCGTTTAACTACAACTTTATTCATTGAAAAATGGATGTATTTATATGGACCCGGTACTATCTTTGGTGCTGAATACGTTCCTGCTTTGATTACTATGATTACAGATGCTTTCTGTGGTGTATACTTAAACAATCAAAAGACAATTGAAAAAGTACTTGGTACTAGTCTAGTTTCTTACGGTAAATATATTATTTATACTGAAATTGCTTAGCTAAAGGTGATGTAGGGTATAATTACCCTACATCTTTCTTTGCTTTATTTTATTGAAAGGAGATAATAAAAATTGGATAACTACGTTCATAATCCAGATGAATGGAAAGATACCGAAGAAGAGATCTCTCGTTATTCCGATATAGTATCTCTCACCGAATATAAGCGTACCCAAGCTGCAGAAGCTATAGACAACGTACAAGTTGGTTTAGTTCCTTATCTCGTTAAACCTGGCTTTAATACAGATAAACTTCACTTCAAAGATGGTAAGTATAGAACTCTTCATAGACGTAAGAACTTATTCCTTCACTTATATGATATCAAGAATAACTACGTTTATTCTAGAACTTCTCCAGACTTCTTTGAAAGTCTAATGTTAGATGCAGTGGAAAAGGAATATATCACACCATTCTTATTATTTGTGGATGATGTGTTTGTTCCATGGTCTAAATTGAAGTTGGTTAAATCTAGTAAGTACTTAACTGCTATCATAGATGGATATGATTACGATTATGAACCAAAAGATGTATCTATATTGATGCTTCCTACAAAGGTTTCGTATTCTGAAGATAGTTATGCTAAAGATGGTACTAAGATTCAATTCAGATTTAATGAGCGAGGTTTATTTGACCCAACTGGTAATATTATAATCGGTACAATGCATCCTAAAGCTAAAGTATTAGTATACCGTAATCAAGAATTTAGAAAATTCAAGTTGGATATTAATACTAAGAAGAAGATACCTCGTAGTTCTGTAGCTGTATTTACTCCTGATGGTAAATTCAGTACATACTACCGTGTAGTGACTTATGCTGGGAATTTATTGACTATAGATGATCCATTCTTCAGAACACATCCAGTATCTGCAGTAGTCACTTACTTTGATGAAGGTATTGATTCAGAAGATTATATCAATCGTTTCCCTAATAATGTATTAGCTAGACGTATTGCTGCTGAAGAAACTATCACCGATGTACCAGGGATTGATACTATAGATAGGAAGTTGATGCAAAAAGAATTCGACTTTAAACATCTTCCATCATTATCATATGAAGAGAATATTAATAACTCTATTCAATATATCTTTGACTATGATAAGAATAAGTTTGATCCTATCTTCGATAAGAATAGTACGATGCATTGTTGCGAGTACACTTATACTGATATAGTAAAACGAATGGATGCTGATGGTTGGGTTACAATGAGTAGAGATATTTATGGTAAGTCTAACTTCCATAATGAAACTTATGTAATGATCTTCCATAACAATGAACTTCCAGAGTACTATAAAGATATTGTGTATGAACACGATACATTCAAATTCAAACCTACTAATCTTGGCGTAAATGACTTCATTGAGATCGTGTATATTAAAAATATACGTAATGAAGTATTACCTATAGACCAAGAACACAAAACAGATGAAACATATCTAAACGTATCTGATTATTATATTCCACCAGAAGAGTTATTAGTATATACTAATAAACTAGGTGATCATGCTTTGTGTCCTCTTAATATCAAATATGATTATGAGATAGGTAAAGTTAAACTACCTAAGGATGAATATATAAATACAGACCTCTATGTAGGTTCTGTAAACCAATTTAGATATGCTAAGATAAACATCAAAAAAGAAACAAATGCTATTTCTTTACCGCTATATTTCAATAGTGCTTATAACCAAGATAAGTTCTTATTGTTTATCAATGGTCGTTTATTAAATAGCATTTATTATAAGACTCTAGTCCCTACTTTATCTGAACCTAAGATCAACTTCAAAGTTATTTATACTATGAAGACAGTTAAACCTACAGATAGAGTAGAGGTATTCTATTTAGGTATGAATACTGGTAAGGGTTTAGAATCTTATACCAATAACTTGGTTATCAAGAGTATTATGTCTTATGCTACTAGCGATATGCAAACTACTTTTGAAATTCCATTACCATTTAAAGACTATGATGCATCTGCTCAAGGTGCTGTAGCTGTATTTAAACATGGTTTATTCAAATCTCCTGAAACTTATTATACTTATAAAGATGGAGATAAATGGTATATTACATTCCTAGACCAAGATGACGAATGTATTATTGGTGAAGAAGTAACATTCTTATTCCCATACTATTCAACTAAACCATATATGTATTCTATCCCTACGGATAATAACTCCACTCAATACTTACCTAAGACTGTAAATGTAACTGCTGATACTACAGACGTAGACTTCGGTGATTTGAATATGATAGATAACCGTTCAGTATTGGTATTCAAGAATTCTCAAATTCAGAAGTCTAATGCTTATACTATCGAAGGTTCTCATATTAGATTTACAGATACAGTTAAAGCTGGTACTGATGTAACTGCTGTAGTTTGTACAGATAAAAAGAAACTTGAATCTAACAATATCAAGATTTCTCATTATACCTATACCATTACATCTAAAGCGGAAAATCCTATTACTTTACCTAAAGCAAATATACCTGATTCTTATATGGTATTCTTTAATGGTAAACTAATGGATCCTAATGACTATGGTATCACTAGAGATAAGTTAGTTATCATGCATAGAGAAGACTTTAATAGAACTGGTGATAAGATTGAATTTATCTACGCTGAAAATCTTTCTAATAAAGTACTTTCTATAAACTTCTATCCTATTAGTTTGACTATGCCTTATGCTGACTTTGTTGACTTACCTGGGTTCTCTCCTATCGATATGAATCCAAATACTATGGTTTTATTCGCTAATGGTGAGTATGTAGAACCTTCTAAATATACAGTAGATAGAAATTCTATCAACTTTGATTCTGGTATGCCTGCTGGTACTAAGATTACTGTATATTTTGCTTATGAAACTTTAAATAGATACTATACTCCTTATAGTTTATCTACTTCCATCGATAAGAATAAATTCGTTATGGATGAAGCTAAAGTTAAAATTGAACAAAAAGGTCAACGTAGATTTACTATTCCATACCCAGAGAATAATAAAGAAATCCCATTCATTATTCATATGCGTGGTATCTTCATTCCATCTGATAATTATACTATCACTATGGATAGAAGTGCTATTGTATTTGAAGATGGATTAGATGAAAAACTTATTCCTGGACAACATGTAAGATTTATCTTCGTATATAATGGTAATGGTGCTTATGTAAATAAACACGAATACACTAGCCGTATATCTGAAGGTGAAACTACTATACATCTACCAGAGTTATTTAAATCTGAAGTAGATTACAATGACTACATGATGATATTCTACGATGGAGTATATCTAGATAAGAATAGATACTATATCGATTCTGATAATCGGGTAATTACACTTACCGATATTCCTAGATATGGTGAAAATCAACGTCAATTCTCTGTAGTATTATTCCATACTGGTTCTGATGAAAATGGTACCATTAATTATCTTCCTAGCTCTGGATTCTTGTATCTAGATATGGATAAGATTGATAGAAATATTACTAAAGAGAATACAATGATCTTTATCAATGGTAAGAAGATAGCTAAACATCAATTGATTGATGTAACTAACTATCTAAAGAAACTTACTATGGATATTAAAACTAGATTTGGTATGGAGATTATCAATCTTTCTCCAAAAGTATTTGAATTGAAAGATAGATATAATGAAATTAAGCGTGACGTTAAAACTGCTTGTCATGTAACCATTAATCAAACTCCAAATCAAACAATTAGAGTTCGTTGTAATGGTTCTATCTTTAGTTCTAGCTTTACAGCTAAATCTGGAGACATTATTGACGTATACGTTCAACCAGTAAATGGTTATGTAGCTGGTAATCCTTCAGTTACTACTATGGCTTTAACTGGTGATGTAACTATTGAAGCAACTCCTGCTCTTAAAGGTGATTTACAAACAGTAACTATTAATCAATCTGATAATCAATTGATTTCAGTTCGTTGTAATGGTGAGATTTATACTAAATCATTTAAAGAAATTAAAGGTAAGAGTTTTGTAGCTAATATCGAATCTACAAATCCTAAATATAACCATGGTACTTTAAGCATCAAACGTGGCACTATCGGAGATACTCCAATAGTAATTGAAGCTACTCCAGCTACGGTTAAAGATGTTGTATTTGAAATACCTGATCAAAACTTAGAGTATCAAACTTTCACAGCATATCTCTATGATGATACAATGACTAATATACTACAAACAATTACCACTCCTGGTACTTATAATGCTAAGTATGGTCAATTTGTATCTGTATCTGTAGAAGCTGCTCGTGGTTATAAAGCAGGTGGTTTGGATATCTATGGTGAATATGGTGCAGTTGAATTAACTAAGGATAAAACTATTATCTCATTAGGTACTCCAATTGGGCCTATTAAATATAATATCCAAATTCCTAAGTATGATAATCAAGATATCATTGTAGCCATTAAACCTAAGGATGAAGATATATTCAATTATTATACCTATAAATCTAAAAAAGTTGAAGCTCAATATGGTGATACCTTCGATATTAGTATTACTCCATTGAGTACTTACGTTGCTGGTAAGGTTTATACTAACTATGAAAATAGATTAACTGGTATAATTGATAAAGAATTGGTTATCAGTGCAGATCCTGCTGAACTTCGTACAGAATTAGTGACTATTTCTGTAGACAGTGATCCTCATGCTGAGATCAAAGTTGTATTAGATAGCGGTGCTATTATAAATGAAGGACAATCTATGTCTGTAATCAGAGGTACTCATTATCGAGTAGAATGTGATGTAGATTATGACTACTCTACTCCTTCTCTAAATACTTGGGAAGGTACTGCTGATGTAAATACAGAAATCAAAGTACTATATCCTGCAGAAAGATTAACTGCTGGTGATAGAACTAATCAAGCTTATATTGATTTACAACCTAAAGATGGTTGTATGATTACTGTATTCAATAAGACTACAAATAAATCTCATATTAATTCCTTCTGGTGTAACTATGGTGATGAACTAGTATTTAAGTTAACTACAGAAACTGAAGGTTTATATACTAAGCTTAACGTTCCTGATAATATGACCATCAATACTCTTCGTAGAGTTGTGGTTACTAATAGTTACTCTATTCCTTTATCTCAAGTAGATTACACTTCTTACTTGAATAAACCTAAAGGAACTAAAGTAAATATTCATATCGATAATCCATTAGATGCTTTCTATGAAATTACATTGATTGATGGCTCTGAAGAAACTCATACTAATATGGAAAATATTCCTATCGGTACTTCTATTTCCGTTAAACTTACTCCTCTTGCAGTAAATCCTGGTAAGTTATTCATTAATGGTATCTATATCCCTGAAGGTGTTAGAACTATTAACGTTGGTACTTATGATAATGCCGATATCTTGACTCAGTGTACAGAATTGACTGTATCTTGCTCTACTGGATATCCAATTACTACAGATACCGATCCAGATACTAATAAAGTTACTGTAGTTGATAGACCATTGGCTATTATTATGACCGATAGTCAAAACTATGAGCACCAAACTATCCACTTATATAGATATGATGGTAATACAAAAACTCAAAAAGAAGTTACTTTACCATATACTATTAAAATGGATACAGAAAATAACTTGGTTGAATATAGAGCTGTAAGTATTGCTGACGAAGGATACGTTCCTGGTAAGCTCAATTACAATATAATCAAACCAATCGAAGGTGCTACGTATATCTTAGACTGTGATGATGCTAGAAAGATAGGTGAATAATATGGATAATAACAATAGAAAGCTTCAGCTTATAGAAGTATTCTATAGCTACTATGAACAACTTATCAATCAAGCTGAAATAGTTTTAAGAACAGATACTGAACGTGGTATCGGTGGTGTCGCTACTCCAAATTATACGGTAACTATCCAAAGTAAACCTGGGGTTATAGTTAAGGTAATTACATATAAAGGTGGATTTACTACACATACTTCTACTTTCTCCGCTCCTAAAGGTACAGCATTTACTGTATCTTTAGAGGGAGAAAACTCTTCTAAATATATGCTTTCATTAACGGGTGGTGTATTAGTAGAAGACGTAACTATTTCTTTATTAAGTAAAGAAGATATGGCACGTTGTGCTATTATCATAGATGAACCTTTCGGTAAAGACCAACTTATTCTTACTAAGAAACAAGGTAGTGAATATTTACCTTTAGATTCTTACTTTGCATATCCTGGAGATAGAGCAGATTTCATTGTCCATGTACCATGGAAGCGTAAATATGATCCAGGTATTTTGAATATTACTAGTATTCCCGTTATTCAAAAGAATACTAATATGATTTATGCTACTCCTCCTGTATTAAAGAGTGACTTTGATCCCAATATAATTGAAGTAACTGTCAATAATAAACCTCATCAAACTATCCATGTTTATACGACAGATAAGTCTAATAATACTACGGATAATACCAATACATTTAGATCCGAACCTGGAATTAGATATACTATCGAATCTAAAGCAGAACCTGGTTGGGTTGCTGGTAATATTCATGTGAAGAATGTTTATGGTGAATCTATGGTTTCTAATGGTAAATTTGATATAGATGCTATAATCACCGTAGATGATGCTAAGATTCAACATGTTAAATTGAAGATTAATCAGAAGCCACATCAAACTATTAAAGTTAAAGTGTGGAATGAAGATGAATCTGCTTTTAAAGAATATACTGAAGATGCTTTAGTTCAAGCTAATAGTAGATTCGAAGTATCTATTACGCCAGAAGCTAATTATAATGCTGGTAAGCTGAATGTAACTAGTGGTAGAATATCTAAAGATGGTAATACTATCTATGCTACTGATGCTACTAGAATGCTAATTACGATTGTTTTACAACCTGCTGAGCATGGTAGCTACTTTGTAAATACTATCGAAAATGGTAAGACTGTAAAACATACAAATTCATTTACAACTACAGTTGGAACTGCTTATGAAATAGTAGCCACTCCAGATATCTGGTGGCAATATGATTTCAATAAACCACTAAAAGGTACATTTGATAATGATACTACTATTTCTCCTACAGCTAAAATTTGTACAGATTATGAATTTGATATGACTGTAGGACAAGATGGTGGTACACATGGTGTAAATATCATTAAATCATGGAATCCAAATTCAAGAGATCCATTATATGGTGCATTTAGTAAATGGTATATCATGGATGCTTTTCAACTTAATGTGAGACGTGGTGTAGCTAGACTTTGGTTAGCCTTTTGGGGTGGTGGAAGTGTAGCTGGTTTGTTTAAAACTTGTACGTTCGAAATCCTTATAGATGGTACATGGTATAAAATACTAGACCATGAACCGAATAGAAACTTTGATCGTAGCGGTGATATAAATAAAGAATTCTATTTGAGAAGTCCTTTATATAGACCATTGCAAACAGTTTACGAAAGTGTAGGAAAGACCTATCGGGTAAGAATGCACATCGATGTATAAAAAATAAAAGAGAATATTACCGTACCCAATATTGGGTACGGTATATATTTTTCTTATTGTTTAACTTTGATTTCTAAGTTATCTTTGATACGGCTACACATCAAATGAACAACCTTTAGAAAATAGCAATCAGGGATTTCAACTCCTGCTGGAAGGTATTTGTGTCTTGTTGAATATAAATACATAGATAGTTTATTTTCAGCATCTAGTAGATACAGAATATCCTTAGTTGTATAATTATTAGATACAATATTTTCTATAGTATCTAATATGTATAGCCCTAGACTAAATATATTTATATCTTCTGAAGTTACTTTCATATATACAGTACCGCAATTTTTCATTTCTGTACCGTTTGCGGCAATAACATACCCAGGTATATAATTTTGTCTCAATAATTTAAGAGTGGTCTTCAAACCTTCTCTAGCATTATCAATTTCTTGGTTACCAATTAGTTTTGACATTCTTTTTCCTCCTAATAATAATCTCTTCGTCGTCAATATAAGAATCTGCTAAGCCAATAACTTCATCAATGAGAAGCATATTATACTCCTCTTTATTTCTTATTTCGGATTCAGGAACGTAGAATTTAGATTCTAAAACAGCTCCAATGGTAACGATCTTGAGGAAGTTTTTTCTAAAATCATTCCCCAATTCAAGCAAATACGCTGCTGAAACTAGATTTTTTGCTTCATAGAAAAGCTCTCTTATATGCTTTTCTTCAATTTTTCTAATTTCTTTTTCGATGCTGTCTTGTAAAGACATTAGGTACTTTCTGTCCATTTCATCTTTCTCCTTTTTACTAAAATTAAAATTTATACGATTAATTACAGATTGTTTATTTTTACAAACTTCTCGTACACGCTCTAATGGATGACCACCCCAGAGCATATACCTTCGTTGTTTTCTGGTATCATATTTCATAACTTCTTTAAAACACCCAATTCAATTAGCAAGTCTTCCGTATTTTTCCAGGACATTAACTCGCTCTTAATCGAATCTAAATTTTCCAGTTCACTGGAATCGTAGCTGCATGCTAACACACATGCTGTACGAGTATCGGTACCGAATGTACCGATGATCCAGTCAGATAACTGAACTTGTTGTGCGTTCATTTTCATTTCCTCCTAAAAACGACGACCCATCATAGTTTTCATCAACAATTGGGTTTGTCTATCGATTAGAAAACTTTCTAAGACAAGTATAAATTTATCTGTATCATTCAGCAACTCTAATGGTGCTGAATCCACAGCTAATTGAGCTGTTTCCTCACTCATTGGGAATTTTTCCAAAATAGCTTTCTTTGCTTCTGCTTTCTTAAGATCAATATTTTCAATGATAGCTTCTGTACACATAATTTCAATCTCCTATTTCTTTTTATTAGCAACTTGCTGTTCAAGTTGCTTAGACTTTTTGACCAATTCCTCGACTTCATGAGATTGGTATTGTTTTATAACCTCTCCTTGATCGTCGATTTTCTGCTGTAACTGTTGTATCTGTTGATATTGCTGCTCTACTTTAGAAGTAGTCACAATAGTATTATAGATTAGAGCACCAATTAATGCTAATACTATAACAGATATCAAACCTACTATAAACGCTGCAAATTTTTTCTTTTTCTTAGTAGGTTTTAATTTTATGGTGTTTTTTACTGCATCATAAATTGAATTAAATTTACGAAGAACTTTGAAGGTTTCTACATTTCCAAGAATGAAAATGTTTTCTTCAATTTCTTCATAACTAAATCCAATAAAATAAACATGCTCTACTTTATTGGATGCATCTTCCTGATTAAATGATTTGTTAAACTTAACTTCAACCTTATAGGTTTCAGCTCCTTCTAATTCAGCATCAGGTACGATGAATGTTCGATATTCTTGGTAATATCTTGAACTTGGTTTGTCTAGATATAATATTCCAGGAATATCATTTTTGGTGAATGCTTTTAATTCACCATAGTTACCTTTCCAGGTGACAGCATCGTCAATCATATCGTTTAGATACGACTTTTCTGTTTCCATTTGACCTCCTTTGATATAAATTTAAATTGAGTTAATAAATACATAACTCTTTCACTATTATAATATACAAGTAAAATTTTTAATTTTTGCAAAAGATATGGGAGTGGGGAATATTCCCCACTCCACTTTTATACATTTATTGGTATTCTAATATCTTTAATCTTAGCACTTATTCGTGGTTTATGTGTCGTATCTCTAAGGATATGGACGGTTCTAGGACCTAACATTTTGTAATCTTGATCTATTTTAAGTTCTTCTTTATCCATATAAACGTTAACGATACGATTGCTTGTTAGGGTCTTATAATTAGGTGGAACAGTATATACATTATCTTCTAATGTAATCATAAGATCGACTTTCATTATAATCACCTATTTCTTAAAACCAAATGCTTTAGCCACATCAATTTCATGTAGTTTAATAGTACTATCATGGAATGCTTTCATGGCAATATTCTTAATACGAGATGCAAGTTGAGGTAATGCTACACCAACGTTCTTAAATCCAGCACGATAGAAGAAGTTACCAGCACATACATTACAAATCTTACCCTTTTCTTTATATTCACATAAAGAAGAGAATCTCATCTCAACAGTCTTGCCAATATAGTTATTGATATTATCAGAAGTGAGTTCTACTAGCTTATTTCCTTCAACCACATAGCAATACATAACCATACTAGCGATCTTCTTATCGATAGTAATTGTAATAGTACGTTTAGTACCACAATCAGAACCAGCTGGTCCTAGAGTAAGGTGTTGGAATGCTCTGAGGAATAGCTTTTCCCAATAACCACCAACTTGTGTTTTAACACCACGTTTATATGGACCTTCTGTCATAGACTTAGCCATATTAACATAGTCTTCTCTACTAGTACCTTCAGCATAGTTAGATGTAATAATATTGTAACCTTTAGATGGGTCAGGGTCTTTAGATGCACCTTTAAGAACAAAGATATTCTTAAAGTTGTTACCGAATTTACCCTTAGCACCAGAATCATATAAATCCATAGACGGATCTAGACCTAATTCTTTCTTAGCTATATCTAATAACTCTTTTTCAATCTTAGAAATAGCATAAAGTTTCTTATCTGGATCTTGTAAATCTTTTTCATATTGTTTAAGAAGCTTTTCTTTATATGGACGTAAGAATTTACCCATCATAAGCATCTTATCACTAAACCCAGCACTTAGAATATTAGAATAAGGTTGGAATTTTTGAGTACGAATAAGATAGTTTTTAAGAACCTGTAAATCAATCTTATCTTCTAGTAAAGCACTAGATAGAGTATCATTGATATAATCAAAGATTTTATCATTTACTGGTTTATTGATATAATGGAATAAATCAAATAGATCTTGTTCGATAAAGCACTTATTAAATACCCATCTACCTACAGTAGTTCTGAAACTATTTGTATTTTTATTTCCTTCTGGTCCGTATGTCCCAGGAGGAACGTCAATAATATCATATGTATGGAATCTAGCTTTACCATCAAATACACCGAATGTTTCCATCATGAATGATAAAGATTCAGTTTGCTTTTGAGTTATACTAAATAAATATTCTAGATCTTTAAGATCTGTTATTACTTTAGCTCTACGATTATCAGAAGCCATGTTAGTCCTCCTTTTTGAATAATTACTTATATGTAAACCCATATAAATTTGGCGGAAAGATATGGAGTACCCAATATTGGGTACTCCGTTATCATTGTCCATATGGTATAGTAGTATGACATCCATCCATCAACTTATCATACCTTAAAATGCACTGAATCAAAGCAATCCGTAGAGTCGATCTCTATAAAACCTCTAGGTATTTCGTTTATTCATATATAAGATAATTAATCAGTTTGGGAGGTAATTAATTTCATATGATAAGGGTGATTAATGATGAATGTCATAATACCACACCATATGGTGTGGTTACATTAGATATTGTAAACGTCTTCGCTTAAGATAGTTATAAATAACTCTGTTGGACTCAAGAAGTTTTCACTATAGAAATCAAAGAATCCATCCGTCTTAAACATAGATCTATGGAAACCAATAATGTGTACAGTATTGGTATCTTCATATGATACTATTTTAGGGAAATTATTTCTGAGTTCGTTATTTCTTATACTCCATTTAAAGCGAATATTTTGATTAACTCTTTTAGTATTGGTATAGAGAAGACTATTAATACATTTTACAATGTATTTATTTTCTTTCTCAGTCCATATATCAAAATGTGGTACACGTTGGAAAGAGTCGTCTGTTCTTCTACCTAACTTCCAAGAATTAAAGTAGTTTTCTACTTCTTTATCGTCTACAAATATATTTTTAATTCGTCTATCGAAATATCTAGCTAAATCAATAGGATCGTGCTTATGAGGACGATATTTCAAGAAACGATTACGTTTGAATAGTTTATATCTATCAGGATCTGCTTTTAATAATAATTTATCATGAATACTCAAAGAAGTATTAGGATAATTAGTATAATAGATCCCGTCGAAATTCTTTTTAGTAAGATGTGTTTCTAATAGATCAAGTTTAGCACGAAGATAAGAAAGCGTCTTTCTATAATCTTTTGCTTTCATCTTATTATATTTACAGAAAGCTTTGACAAAATCTTTTCCAGATTGTTTCTTAGAGTTTACAGACGGTAACCATTTAGCTAATTTAGAAGGATATTTTCCATTAGCTACCAATTCTTTATCTCTTTCTAAAGTCTCATTGATGATGGTAAACATCATGTCTTGATAATCTGTACCTAATAGTACAAAGATATCATCCCATCTACCATACTTATTGACAATGAGCTTTAAGAGTTTAAAATTGATATATCTTTTATTAGCATCTTGTGCCATCCATCTAAGCATATATCTGAATACATATCGTTCACCTAAACCATAACCACTTGTATGATCTCGAATAAATAGTAACCAACGTAAGCCTATTTCTTTATCTGCTTCTAATACTCTTTTTAAAGTAGCAGCCAGAATAAATTCATTAGCTAAGTCTCCAATGGCTCTAAATACACCAGTGGAATTACCAGAACGATAGTCTTTGATATTTTGTGTAATATCTCCCATTTGTTTGAAAAGATCTTCATGCTCTTCTGCAAATCTTCTAACACGGAGTTTTTCCATTAGAATCATCCTTTCTTATTTAAAATATAATTTAAAAATCTATTCTTAGCTCAGATATAAGATAATATGCATAGTAAACTGACGTGGAGACCTATATGAGCAATAGGAGTTTACTAAAGTAAAGATACATACCATAAATATTTTTAAATGCTGTTAGAGCTAATTAGACACAAATCAATTTCGATTGACCACACCTAGAGAGTCAATTGAAAGGTAGTTAAGAGGTAACGAAGATCTCTTAATGGAGATCTTCTTATTACCCATGAAAGAAAACCAAAGCACATATATTCTAAAATTATATTAATTGCTGTTCGTGCTTTTCTAAAAATGAATGAATACAAATTTTGTTTGATATCCCAGGATATCTATAAGATATCCTGGTTTACCATGTCGAAATTACATTCCAGGAGCGAAAGTAATGTCTAACCAGAGCTTATTACGATTGTTAAAAAATTGCTGTTAAAGCTCTTTGTAAAGGAATTTGTGTGGAAACTTCACGGCAAACCATGAAGAATCGTAGTTGGATACAGGGCGTCTGAGTAGAGGGTTTACTCTCCCTGCATCAATAAAGTGTATATAGGTGTATTAAAATTAATTATTTTACTAGAAATATACAGAATAAGAAATAGTAATTGCTTTTTCTGTATCGATCAATGGTTCATTAGGGAAGTTCAAGATAGTAGCAGGTCGAATATCCTGATATACTTTATTACCATGATCGTCTGTTTTTAACCAAGCTGTACATAGAGAGATTTGATTAATACGAGCATCATTAAGACCTGTTGTATTAATGAAATAATCACGACAGTCAGATTTAGAAATAGATAACTGCATAGTTACAATTGTTTCAGCATCTTGTGTAGTTACCATATCATAAATAGAACCATCGATAGGTGTACCGTCAGTTAATTGTTGAATCATGCGAGGATCAGAATCGAATCGTTTAAAGTAATAAGAAGTAGCAGTTGTACCTGTCTTCTTACCAAAGTAAACTTTCTTTTCATACTCGTTAAGAGATTCACCTGCTGTCAAGTATTGCAATGGTACAATATTTTCTGGAGTGATCCAAGAAGCATATTTTTCCGCATATACTTGAGAGTTTTCTCTACCACAACCACCTTTACCTACACAGAATAAATAAACTCTATTCTTTTCTGTAGTAGTTGTAGTATTGATAGTACCATCTAAGTTAAGAGCTGTATTATAACTAGGAGTGATTTCCACGTTATTAATATCAAACAATGCTCTTGCTAAGAAAGCACCACCAGCAATAGTAAGCATATTATGACGAGTAAAGATTTCTTCACCTGTATCTGTATAATATGCTGTAATTTTAGTTTTGAGACGACGACCATCTAAGATTTTATACTTGTCATTATCTCTTTTAATCTTGTCATTTAAGATTAGTTCTTTTTCCATAACCTTTCCTTCCTTAATAATCATTATCTGAAGCTAAGAAGCGTAATTGATATTTCTTGTGGTTAGTTGCAGCTGGAACATTGGCTTCAAGATCTTTTTCTATAACACGTAAGTCAGCATCAATAACCATAGCACCAGAATCAGGACCAAATTCTCTAGGAATTTGAGTACCCCATAATGCTATGAATGTATCTTGGAATTCATTAAATAAATTATCTTTGCTAATATAGTTAGCAATTGATTTCCATTTACCATTTATATTGACTTCAAAACTTATAGATTTAGTTTGATCCCATTTACCTTCACCAGCCATTACTTTACGCTGATCTCCTAAATTATTAATCCCGACTAAGTCGAAACCAGCTAATTTAGGTGGGTTGATATTATCTGAAACAAATCGAAGTTCATCTTCAAACCATGCGTCAATTAAAGGACCGAAGTATTTATCCCGTCCTTGCCATCTACCACCAGAACCGTATAGGATATGTTGACTATTTTCTACCCATCTAGAAAGACCAACTGTAAATGTAGTTGTTACCCTAGCAGCTGGTGTAGGTTTGAATTCTTTATTACCTTCAAATCTACCAGTATATTCTGGTAAGAAACCAGTACGTACTGTAAATCCAGGATTATCTTTTACAGATAATTCTACTTCATATCTACTACCGTATGGTATTTGATCTGTTGTTGTACCATCGACAGTTTTAATCAACGCACCAGTATCTTCATCATAGAATTTAACTTTAACGTGTTGATATTTTCTATCCGTTATAGTAGCATTAAACAACTTAGCTCTAGGTTTTTCTGCAGTAACGTCGATATTGTAAGTTACTGTACCAGAATAACCGATTGTATCTGTTTGAACAATATCATCATTTACTGTATAATTAGCATGATAGTAACCGAAAGTATCGCTATTAGTAATTACATACACATCACCAAAGTTAGCTTGAATAATTTGATCAGCTTGAGTAATAGGATAATCAATACCGTTCAAATTAACGTTCATAGTTTGACGTATAGGCCATGGATTACGAACATGGATTTGTAATTTCTTTCTAGTAGGCATACCAGCTTCGATATTTATACTAGGAGAAGTTAATCGTTCCATTGTAGTACTAGGAGCACCAGCTATAAATCCATTATCTGGTTTTACAGCTACTGTAATTAAATCACCATAGTGAGCATCAAATGATTCAGTATATTCTTTACCATTCAAAGTAACTACTATAGTTTGATGATCATCTTGTTCTATATTAACTCTACATACTTTAGTAGTTGCAGGAGTTGCATAGATTACAGTATCGCCTCGAACAATACCTTCTTTATTGTAAATTTCACCGGCATCGTAATTAGGATCCATACTTATAATAGTAGCAGAGTATTGTCTACCTTCTTTAGCTACAAATGAAGTTGTATGATCAGTTCCATCATAACGGACAGTGATTTGTTGTTTATCTGATTGAATTACTTTGATATTGAAATCTCTAGCAATTCTAGAAGCGGTTGCTGTAGCTCTCATATCACCATTTACAACACCTGTAGATGGAACACGAATACCATCTTTATCATATACTAGTAACTTACCTTGTACATGATTACCTTTACCTTCAATATTTACTTCATATTCAGTTAAATATGGAGCTTTGAAAGTTTCGGTATGAGTTACCCCATCAACTACAACAGAGATAGTTTGGTCTTCGAATTTATCTATAGTGAATGTAAATTCAGTAAGTTGAGAATCTTCTAAATCAAATACAACATTGTCGCTTCTAAACATATCCTTTTTAGGAAGGTTGTATTTCAATGGAGATGGATCATAACCCCAATCAGAAGTTATTTTGGCTTCATACTTAACACCAACAAATGTAGGAATATTAAAGTATTTATTATCTACACCTTTACCATCTGTACTATCATTACCATTTACTGTATATACTTGATAACCAATACCATCATCGTCAAAGACTTTAAGTTCAATCTTTTGATGTGCTGGTACATGACCAATAGTAAACTTAGAAGTTTGTCTAATTGGTTCGCTAGCAGTGATGATAGTATAGTGGTTAATGATACCAGAAGTGATATTAGCCACACCAGGAGTCCAACCAAAATCACTTTCTACATCTACAGCAATTCTAGTACCAGCTTTAACTTCAAATGTTTCGGTATGAGTAGCCAATACATTATCAGGATTTTCTGGGTCAAATTCATATACTGTGATTGTAGTATGATGTGGTGATCTAATAACTACACGATAGTTAGTAGAAACGGCAGGAGTTGCTGTAATAGTAAGATCTTTTACTAGAATACCTTTATTATAAGAAGGATAACCTGCTTTATAACCATCATCTGGAATAATTTCTACTTCAAACTCAT